TCATAATCCGCGTGTCGGGGGTTCAAGTCCCTCCTCCGCTACCAGCGATGCAGTCCTCTTTGGCTGTGTCGCTGGCGGCTTCCCCGAAGCAAGCGCCAGCACGTTCGCCAGGCTCCCCGTAACTTCGATCCTCGCCATGTCCGCCTCGGTTGGTGCGTCCGACACGATCACCTGTCCGATCAACGAGCGGATCACCGGTAGGAACTGTCTCGCCCGGTTGCCGGTCGCCAGTGCGGTGCCGAGCAGGGCAATGCGCCGACGATAGGATTCGACGATCTGCGGGTGCAGGACGATTGGGCGCAGCGCCTGATGCTCGGCAAGCTCGGCCTCAGCCGCCGCCAGCTGCTCCTTCCGTGTGTCGAGCCCCTGCTTGAGCATCGCGACGTCGATCTGGCCGCTGGCCATGGCGTCGACCAGTCGGCCGATTTCGCCCTTCAGCTGGGCGATCCGCTCGCGCACATTGTGGATGTCACCGGCCATCCGCTTTTCTTCGGCAGCCGAGTGTTCATGGTATCGCTTCACCACCGCGGCGACGACGTCGGGCGCGAGCAGCTTGCGCTGCAGCCCGGCCAGTACGCGCTGTTCGAGGCGCTCGGTCGAGACACGGCGGCCATTCGTGCAGCTGCTGCCCGCCTTGCGATCGCCGCAGCCCCAGCGATCCTTGCTGAGCACGGTATAGGCGCCGCCGCATTCCCCACATCGTACCAGGCCGGAAAAGACGTGCTTCGGCCGCCGCTGGCGATGCGCCGGGACGCCTTCGTTCTCCGCGTGTGCCTTCTGCACGGCATCCCAGCTCGCCTGGTCGATGATGCGGAGCTGCTCGGCCGGCACCATTACCACCGCATCGGCATCGTTCGCGCGCGAGACACGGCGGCGCGTCTCCGGGTTCTTGCGCATCTGCACGCGGTTATAGGCAATCTGGCCGGCATAGGCCGGGTTATGGAGGATCCCGTTGCGGCGGCCGCGCGTGCCGGTGAGCGTCGTCGGCCGCCACATTTCGCCGCGCGGCGCCGGCACGCGCTCCGCGTTCAAGCGGCGGACGATGGCGATCGGGCTATCGCCGGCGATCGTCTCGGCGAAAATTCGCCGGATGATCGCGGCCTCTTCCGGCACGATTTCGCGGTGGCCGCGCTCGACAACGCCGTCGACGATCTTCGGCACTGCCCGATAGCCGTAGCACATGCCGCCCGGCACCAGGCCGCGCTCGACCGTGCCGCGCTGGCCGCGCCGGATCTTGTTCGCGAGCTCCTTCACGAACAGGGCGTTCATGGTCCCCGCCATGCCGACGTGCAGCATGCCGATCGGCCCTTCGGACAGGGTGTGCAGCGCGCAATCGGCGAAGGTCAGGCGCTTGTAGATCGCGTCGGTATCGCCCAGATCGCGGGCGACGCGATCCAGGGCCTCTGCCACGACGATCTGGAAATGCCCCGCCTCGACGTCGGCGAGCAGCTGGTTGAGGCCGGGGCGGGCGGTGGTGGTGCCGCTGATCGCGAGATCCTTGTAGACCTCGACGACGTCCCAGCCCTGACGCTCAGCGTATTCCCTGCAGGCGCGCGCCTGGTCCTCGGCCGAGCGCGGGTTCTGCAGGTCGGTGGAGAAGCGGGCGTAGATCGCGGCGCGCGGGCGCGGCGCGGCGTGGGCGGCTGGTTTCATGCTCGGGTCTCTCGGGCGATTCGACGCGCGCAGCATCCTCGCTTGCCATGTCTTCGGCAATGGCGAGCGCCAGATCTAAAATATCGAACGCCGGCGCCGTCATGCGATCACCGGCACGGTGGGGGTGAAGGGCAGGGGCGGCAGCGCACGATCGCGGCGCGCGTAGAAGGCGCGGAAATAGATGATCCACTCCAGGATCCAGCGGACGCCGGCGCGGCGGGATTCGAGATAGGCGTTGCCGGGCTTGGCGCGGCAGGCCTGGTCGCGGCCGACGAGCGCACGATCGGCGGCCGCCTCGAGCTCGCGCCATTCCTCGGCGCCGGCGCCGGCGGCGAACAGCGCGGCGATCGCGCGCCAGGCGCGCAGATCGGCGGTAGCCTCGCCCTGCTCGATCTCGCGACGTTCGATCATGGCGGGGTAGTGTTTCTCGCGAAGCGCGAGCTCCTGGGCGGCCACAGCGGCCAGCAGCGGGAGCGCGGCGCAGGAAAAGGGCGCGCCCGTCCGGTGCATCGGGATCGATGCATGGGGGGCGCTGGTGGTCATGCGTGGGCCTTGCGCAGCGCTTGAAGCCGCAGCCACTCACCGAAGGTCTCACCACAGTCGGCATCGAGATACTGCTGATACCGCTGCTGCGACCGCGTCAGTTTCGGTGGCGGCGGGCTGTTCGCTGCCATCCAGGCGCGTCCCTCGTCCGTGACGAAGAACAGATCGTCCCCGCCATACATCGCGACGGCGCGGCGGACCTTCATCAGCCCGCGCTCGACGAGGCTGTTGCAGGTTGCGTGATCCGCGCTTCCCTCGCCGGTGCAGAAATGGTTGCGGTACTGCTGACCACGCCCATGCTGGTCGACGCCGAGCGCGTGCTGCAGGATGTGCAGGTCGTTATCCATGCGGGTCATCCCTCGGCGAGCTCTAAGCGAGGAGGGTCGGCGCGATACACCAGCGCGACCTGCGGCTGGTCGACGCCGATCGCGATAAGCTCGGTGTCGCCTACCTCGGTGCCGCCGACTTCGCCAAGGACCTGCCGCAGGCCAGTCTCGTCATGGGCGACGCTGTCGTAATTCCAGCCAAGCCCTTCGCCGAAGCGAACCGCGAGGATCGACGCATCGGCGGGAAGCGGGCGGTCGAACGTCCACTCACCGCCTTCGCGGCGGGTCGCGACGATATCGTCGCCCCAGGCGACGACCGAGGCGGTGAACGTCTCTCCGTCGCGGGCGGGCTCGGGACGGTTCCAGTCCTCGGCCGGCTTCGACAGCCACTCCGCCCAGCCCTCTAGCGTGGTGTCGCACGGGAGCACCTCGTCGTTCCAGGGATCGAGATAGTAGCTGGTTTCGGGAAGCGAGATCATTCCGCCGCCTCCTCGAGATCGGCTTCGCCGTCCTCGTCTTCCAGGCCCTCGCCGTCGTCATATTCGTCGTCGAGATCGTCGAGGCGTTCGGTTCGTTTCTCGGCCGAGCTGAGCGGCGCGACGGTGTGGGTGTCCAGCCACTCGGGGCGCCAGGTCGAAATCTCGCCGCGATCGCCATCGCCGATGCCGAGCTTCTGCGCGTCGAGCTCGTCCTCGGGGGATTCCGCCCGGGCCGCGCGGATTACGCGGGCGCAGAAGGCGGCGCTGTCGCCCTTCTTCAGGGTCTTCGCGCGATCGCCGAGGCCCCATTCCTCGAGCAGCTGCAGGCGCTGCTTGTGGCTGATCAGTTCGAAGAAGGCCTGGTCGAAGATCGCGATGTCGTACCAAGGTGCGGCGCAGTCCTCGTCTTCCAGCGTGTTGGCCAGTTCGTCGATCATGCGGGGCGCGCGGCCGTCGCCGTAATAGCTGGTGGTGGCGAGCAGGCTGTGCCCGGCGGCGATCGCGGCGGCCTGTTGCAGGGTCTTCTCGCCCGCGTTGCAGAATTCCACCCAACCGTCGATCGGATCGTCGGCGGTGACCCAGGGTTCTGCGGCGAGCCTGGTCATGGCTTCGCGCCATTCCGCGCCGACCGTCAGCGTCTCGAACAGCTTCCGCACCGACGATGGCGCCTTCATGCCGGTCGATTCCTGATCGGCGGGCGTTTCGATGCCCTGGGCGTGGCCGGAGAAGGTTGGGCGCTTGTCGTACGTTTCGCCGCTAGGGCGCAGGATGGAGCGGGCCTGCGAATAGACCAGGAAGTCGAGCGCGGCACCCCCGGCAGCGGTCAGCACCAGCTGAACCCGGAGCATCTCGCGGCGATACATCAGCATCGCCTGCATCGCGTCCTTGGTCAGGCCCCAGGCGGCGCGCTGGCGCTCCTCGGGCGACTTGGCGCCGCCGGCGGCGCGCGTGCTGGCTCCCTTTGGTGTGACGAGGCCAGCCTCGGTGCGGTTCGCGAACCACAGGGAGAAGGTGACGCGGCCGTTGGCCTCGACCTTCGGCACGCCGACGATCTGGCCCTTCTTCGGAAGCGGGATCGGGCGCTGGTCGTTCAGCGCATCCAGCTCTGCGCGAAGATCCTGATATTCCCGATCCAGCCCCGGGTCGTTGCGCTGGCCTGGCTGCTGAAGCTGGCGCAGCCGCAGCTCGATTTCCTTCGCCCGCTTTTCCTGTGCCTCCTCCGGGAGCCTGCCCGGGTTCTCGTGGAACTTCAGGTTCCAATCCAGAGAGGTATAGCCGTGCTGGGTGATGGTGGGTGCGGCATCCGCCCACTCGAATTGGAGGTTCTCCTTCAGGTTCTCAGGCGAGCCCGTGATTGCGACCGTCTTCCCGCGGATCAGCCGCGACGTGTAGGCCCGCTTAGCCTCGGCGATCTTCTCGTTCGCGAGGCGGCGGAGAATGTCCTCGTGCTCGACGATGCCGGTGTTCGGCTCCTGGGCGAACAGGTCGACGGTGAACACGCCGCCGGCGGCGACATAGGCGTCCAGGCCGACCAGGTTGAGCAGCGCGCGGTGCTCGTCCAGGCCGACCTTCATCGCGTCCTTGATGTGCCGGGGAAAGTGCTGATTGGCCGGCAGCTGCGACAGGTGCTCGTAGACCTGCAGCTGCAGCGCCTGGTCCTCGGTGGCGGCATAGGCATAAGCCTGCTCGTCGTTCAGCGCGCCGGCGTCATAGGCGGCGAACACCGTGGGGTGCAGATAGGCCAGCCGCAGGATGCGGGCGACGCGCGCCGGATCGAGCGAGAAATGCTTGGCTAGGTCCGCATCGGTGATCGCGGGATCGCGCTCGCGGATCTGGCGAAAGGCCGCATAGATCTCCGGCGCCCGCATTGCCTCCCGCACATAGTTTTCGTGCAGGCTGATCTCGGTGAGCTCGGCATCGGTGCCGTCGAGGATTGTCACCGGGATCGCGTCGAAGTCGAAGTCGGCGCCGTCCTTCTTCAGCTTCTGGATCGCGTGCCAGCGGCGGCTGCCGGCCAGCACGCCGAGTTTGCCCTTGGGCAGGCCCGCGCCCTTGTGGACCGCGATCGGCTGGATCAGTCCGCGCGCTGCGATCGATGCGGCGATCTGATCGATGATCGCCGCATCGGGCGTCTTCTCGCGCACGTTGAGGGGAGACTTGGCGAGCAGGGACAGCTTCGCCGTTGCGATGGTAGACTTCATGTGCCGTCCTTCAGTGCTGTGCGGCCGATTCCCCGGCCGCTGGGGGGATTATTCGGCGGCGATCGCGTCCTCGGCGCGGGCCTCGCGGCGGGCGAGCGTCAGCAGGCGGGCGCGGATCGAATTGGGCGGGCGGCCGGTGCGGCGCATGATGTCGCACACGCGGACACCCTGGCTGCGCAGTGCCACCAGCAAGGCGTCTTCTTCCGGCGTGAAGGGCCGGACGACATGTCCGCCCCGGCCATAGGGCTCGACCGGCTGGGTGCAGATGCCGCGCTTCTGCGGCGGCGCATCGGCGCCGAACGACATGCATTGCCAGTCGATCGCGCTGGGGCTGATCGGCGTGCCGGCATCGGTGAAGTGCCTGGCGATCTGGTTGATCGTCCAGCCGTCTTCGCGCAGCGTGCACATTTCGTCGATCTGCGCGTCGGACAGGGTGCGCTTGCCGCCCATGTCAGCCCTCCACCTTGGCGGATGCGGGCAGGAGATCCTCGCGGACGTAGCGGACGCCGTGGTGATCCTCCTTCCAGGATGCGGGCATCTCGGCGCTCGGCCACCAGATGGACGGGCCGTGGCTGCCCATGACGAGCGTGATGGATTCCGGCGCCTCGCGCGGCTCCAGCTTGGTGAATTCGGTCATCCTGCGGTGCTCCCAGGCTGTTGCCGGCTGGCGCGATGCACCTCGCGGCCGAGTGGCGTCGCTTCGATGAAATTGCGCAGCGGCGAATTGAGGAACGGGCCGTCGCGCAGATCCCGCGTGGTGATCAGGCCCTTGCGGAGCAGCGCGGCGAAGGTCCCGCGGCGCGCGCCGATGTTGCGCGACAGATCGGCCCAGGTGCGCGGGCCGTGCTGCACACCGGACAGCAACAGGCGCATCGGGGCAGACAGGCGTGCCGCGGCACGCGCGCGATCCAGGCGAGTGGCGCGATCGCGTTTCACTCGGCCGCCTCCGCCTCGCCGCGTTCGCCCATCTGGGCGGCGATGCGGGCATAGGCGCGGGCGGCGCGGGCGGCGGGGCCGTTGGCCTGCTCCGCCGGCTTGCGACCGAGCACCTTGAGGATGTGCGCCTCGGTCCGCTTGGCCAGATGCGACAGGTTCTGGCGGCGCAGCTTGCCCAGATGATTGCGCAACAGGGCAGGCGCCTCGCCCCAGCATTCGGCGCAGACGATCATCCAGTTCTCGCGCGTCCCGGTGCAGCCACGGCGCCGGCAGGTGTAGCGGCGCGCCGTCATGCCGCCGGCGTCCAGGCGACGATGATGATCGCCATCGCGCAGACGATGCCGATCATGCAGAGCACGGCCAGCGCGAGCTCAATGCGGCTAGCCTTGCGCATCAGCGTGCCTTTCCGATCAGGGTGCCGGTCCGCGCGGTCAGCAACCGGGCGAGGAAGCGCGGCGCGAGACGAAGCAGCAGCGCAACGGCGCCGGCCTGCCACCAGGGCAGGCGGGCCGGGCCGGTATCACCGAAGCGATCGCGATCGGCGCGCAAATGGAAGCCGCGCCAGCGCTGCGGCTGGCGCAGGACGTTGGGGCCGGAGACCATGGACACGGTGGGGCGAAGTCGTCGCCGAAGTGCCGGGTCGATGGACTCGATTCGACGGCGTGCTAGCGTGCCGCGATTATCCGAGGGGGAATCATCATGGACGCGGTAGAGATCTTTCCGCTTGGCAATGTCGGCTTCCGGCGCGTCTCGGCCGATGGCGTGAAGCATGTCGGCATCGAGTTGACCGATCAGGCCACTGGTGGCTGCACGATCATCTGGTTTGAGGAGCGACTGTTCATCGGCTTCGCCGAGCACCTGTCGATGATCGGCGACGAGATCCTTCGAGAGTATCCGGCGCCCCGAATCTAGCGCGACCTTCTTCGTGTAAAATGGGGCGCGGCGGGTGTCCGGCGCAGGGATCGGATTTTCCGATATGGTGAAGCTGCGGGGCTGGGTGGGAAACCAGCGCCGCTGGCATCCGCCGCCGTCCTGTACCTTGCGAGGGATGAAGCCTCGCGCGGCCAGCGCGCGGCCGAGCGCAAGATTGCTGTCGGTCCAGCCGAGAGCCGCGCGCGCTTCCTCAAGCGAGACCCCCGAATCGCGCGCCGCGAGATCGGCCAGCGCCTGCTCCGCCGATGCTTCGGCTGCCTTTGCCTGGCAGTTGCACAGCCAAGGAAAGGTTTCGCCGAACCGCGGGCAAGCAGCCGTGTGCCCTGGGCGATCGGCCAGCGGAATACCGAGCCGGTCAAAGTGCTGCTGATTTGTGAGTGCCATGATGCGCCTCCGGTTGAACCGGAGACGTAAAAATCACATCACAATGTGTTTTGCAACCAGATTATCACATTTGCATGTGAACTCAAACGAAGCGGGGCTTGTAGCCCCCGATAACCAGGCCCACGATCTCGATCGTATCAACGTGGTCGCCGGGCGTTTCCACATTGATCGGAAGTTGGTGTTCCGGATGCGTCGAGCGCGGCCAAAGCCAGCGCCGGCCATCGTCATCGACTCGCAGTTCCTTGACCGTCGCCTCGATCGTGCCGTCGAACATGTGAAGATAGACAATCACATGGTCCTGATCGCGCGGAGGTCGGATGTCGAGCATGGGTACCCAGATGACCAGCGATCGATCAGGATACTCCATGTTCATCGAAGGCCCGCGGACTTCCAGGGCCTTGGCTTTTCGACGGAACCGCTCTTCTATGGGCACGTCTACCGCGTACCAGAGGGAGCGGTCCCACTCTATCGCCTCGCGAAACTTTCCTGCTTCCACGCTTCCAACAACCCAAATGGAGGTAGGGCTCGGCGGCTCCGGTTCGTCGCCGTTCAACTTCCATACCGGTACCTGGGCTGTTCGTGCCAGCTTCGCATAGGTCATCTGATCCAGCGCTTCCGAATGGCCGTTCAGGAAGTTGTAGATCGAGTTGGCGGACACAGCGGACTGTTTTGCCCAACTGGCCGTCTTCAAGCCTCGCTCGTTCATGAAGCGACGAAGGATGTCGCGACGTTCGTCTGCAGTTCTGACCATGCGGCGCATCATAGGCGCACGCATTCCCATCCTGATGTGATTGCGCGCTTGCAAATCACATTCTGATGTGGTTTTTAGCCGCCCATGGTTGAAGCTGCCCTCGATCGCGTGCGCAAGGTGCTGGCTCTGCCGGGGATTACCCCGGCTGGACTGGCCAAGCGTGCAAAGTTGCATCCGAATTCCCTCTACTCAGCGACGTCGCCCGAGTGGAACCCGAGCGCGAATACGCTGCGGGCACTGGAGCCGGTGCTGAAAGAGATCGAAGCAGAGCATGTTGTGAGCCATGGCGCTCACGATAGTTGCGACGCCAAGCCGGTGTCGCCCGATAGTTTCGCCGATCCTATCGGGTCGGCAGATCCGTCTGCGGCTGGCCTGCCGGGCTCTGAAGCAGCCGTAGCCGAAGGGGAGGGTGCCCGTTTCGCCCTCCCCGGAGGGCGGGCGGCATGACGGAGCAACGCAACCTGACGCTCGGCGTGCTCGAGCAGGACCTGAAGGCGGCACAGCGCCAGCTGATCCGCGAATTCGGGGGGCAGGTGGCGGCGGGCGAGCATTTCCGTCGCCCGCAGAGCCGATACAGCGATTGCGGCAATGCCCATACCCGCGTGCACCTCACCGTGCAGGAGGTGGCGGATCTCGAAGACCGGACGGTGGGGCGTACCGATCACCCGATCGTCACGCGTCATCTGGCGCGGCGGCAGGGCTTCGAGCTGGTCGGCCGCCCGCGCGCTCTGCCGAACAAGGGCAATCTGATGCTCGCGAGCGGCACGCTGGTGCAGGAGGCCGGCGACGTCGTGGCCTCGCTCGGCCGCGCGCTGGCCGACGGGAAGATCGAGGCACGCGAGCACGCCGAAATTCGCGCGGAGATCGATCAGCTGATCGAGGTCGCGGTGACGCTGGGCGCGCTGGTGGATGCCGCCGCTGATGGGGAGGTTCTATGAAGAAGATGCGCATTCCGCTGGCGGTGCCGAGCGACGGTGCCCACCGGCTTGCCTGGTTCGTAGCCGAGGCGGGGGAGCCCGACGAGGCGATCGAAGACCTGGCCGCCGGCACGATGACCTCCGTTGCGATGTTCGATCGCGTGCTGTCCGGCGAAATCGTGCCGGAAGGCGGGTTCGCCGCCGCGATCGCGCGCGAGACCGAAGGCGCCGTGCTGCCCGGAGACTGGAACCGGGCCGCGAGCGGCCTGTGGGGCGATCGGCCGAAGCCGCGCCCCTTCGACACCCATACGCGCCCGCCCTCGGGTCAAAAGAAAATGGACCGGGCGCGCCTCGCCGAGATCATGGGGGTTCGCGCCTCCATGCTCCCGGCCAAGGGTGCCGCCGTTCCCGCCTGAGCGGGGGCGGCGGCACCGATAGCGGAACCAAATGCCCGGAGCGGGCGGGGATGGAAAATGCACCAGGGAACGAACGAAGGCATCGGCGCGGCGATCGCGATCGATGCCGTGAAGCTGTATGACTGGCTGCCGCGCGCCCAGCCCAATGCACGGCTGATCTATCACCATGGCTTCCACCTGGGCGGCGTCGACCAGGAGCTTGCCGAGATGCTGCGCTTCGAGGCGGAGCGCGGCATGCTGTACCTGGTGCAGGACAAGCGCGCCGCCGATGCTCGGGGGCATGACTATGTGGCGATCCGATCCTCGCGGAAATGGGCGGCAGGATCGGCGCGGGCGAAGTCCGCGGGATCGCTTTCCTCGCAGGCTCGCGCCGCCGGCGAGGCCCTCTTTCGGAGCTCCGGCAAGTGAGCGCGGCCGATGATCGCGCGGTGATCGCCGCGCTGCGCGCTGGCAAGGTCGGCGCGGCCGCCGTGCGGGAGGCGAGCGGGCTGAAGGCGCCGGCGTTCAAGGCGGCGGTGCAGCGGCTGCGCTACCAGGGGAAGGTGCAGTGGGATGCGCTGCAGCTGACCGCTTCGATGATCGAGACACAGGACGCGGCGTCGGTACCCCCCAACCCGACGCCCGAACCGGCGGCGCCCGCTCTCTGCGTCGCCGGGAATGGGGAGGATGCCGGCGCCACTGCCCCCTCGGCGCCGGCATCCGGCGATCCGGTTCCGGTGCGGCTGCCGAGCGCGGCCGAGCAGCTGCTGCGCGATATCGAAGCGTGGTGCGCGCGGACCGGCACGCCCGAAATCAAGCTGGGCCTGGTGGCGCTGCGGCACTCCGGGTTCGTGGCGTTGCTGCGCAAGCGGCTGACGGCGACGCCGGACACGATCGCGAAGGTGCGGGCGGTGCTGGCGGCGCATCCCGACGGCATGGCCGAGGTGCCGATGCCGGCGAACAATATCTGCGTTCCGAAGGGGCCGAAATCGGAGAGCGCGGCGCGGGCGATCGCCGCCAAGGCGGTGGGCCAGCTGGTGCGCCGTGGCGTCAGCACTTTGGCCGAGGAAGTGCGGCAGGAGGCCGAGGCGGCGGCTGCTCGGCGCAAGGCTTCGCGAATGATCTCTGGCCTTGCTGGCGCCAAGTTGGCCCTGCTCTCCGATCCCACGCCCGCCGAGATGGTGACCACCGCGCTGGCGGAGACGGTGGACGATGCCGCCAAGGCGATGGCGCGGCGCTGGCCGAGGACCTGGGCGAAGGTGTTGGTCGCCGCGCGCGTGGCCGACGAGCGCCCCGGGCAGACGCTGATCCGCTTGCTCGAGCTGGGGCTTGCCCAGGTGGAGGCGCGCCCCGTGGCTGATCTCGACGGCAAACCGATCATTTTCAGCGCTCCGATGGTCCGTGCGCTGCTCGACGGCAGGAAGACGCAGACGCGCAGGTTGTTGACGAAGCCGTTGCCCCCGGCTGATGCCAGTGGCGTTCGCGCGTGGTTCGCGCCTCCGGACGTGCCGACCAAAGGGATTCCGAACCAGTGGGCCGAGAGCGGTCTCTGGGCGTTCCGCAATTCGGACGAGGAAGATCCTGAGAACGCGTGCGGCGGCTACAACCGATATTGTGGGCCGCTGCCTTTCCGGCCGGGTGACCGCGCCTATGTCCGCGAGGCGCACCTGATCAGGCGCGCCATTCCCTGCCTGCCCCACGAGATGGATTGGCAGTCCCTGTCGGGGCCTGTCGTTCACTACCTAGCGGACGGTGGCGAGCTGCGCCACGAAGGCGACCGGAGGACTGGGCGCGGCATATATCACGGTCCCGTCGAGAAAGCGCGACCGTCCATCCACATGCCGCGCTGGGCCTCGCGCCTGACGTTGTTCGTCGAGGCGGTGCGCGTCCAGCGGCTGCAGGACATCAGCGAGGCGGATGCCATCGCCGAGGGCATCAGCGAGCATCCATGCGAGGGGCCACACCGCGGCCCGGACGCAACCTACTGGACCGCTGAGAGGGGGTCCAAGGACTACCTCGGGCGGACGACGCCAATCGCTGCCTATGGTGCCCTCTGGGACAGCCTCCACACCGACCCCGGCACGCGCTGGGAGGACAACCCCTGGATCTACGCGCTGACCTTCAGGGTCAACCGCGGCAACGTCGACCATCTGGAGACCACCGCATGACGATCACCCTCGAGGCGAAGCAGCTGCGCGCGATCGCGGTGGAGGCGAAGGACGTCGCCACCAGTAGCGGCGGCTCGGCGCCGATCTTTTCCAACGTGCTGATCCGCGAGGAAGCGGAAGGGCGGGTGGTGTTCGTCGCCACCGATCTCGACACGGCGATCGAGCGCCAGCTGGTCGCGGTGCGCGGCGATCTGGCGCGGGCGCCGTTGCGCACCACCGTGTCGGCCAAATACCTGGCCGACATCACTGCCAAGCTGCCCAAGGATGCCCAGGTAAAGCTGGAGCATGCCGACGGCAAGCTGAAGCTCACCTCGGGGCGGGCACGCTTCATGCTCGCGACGTTGCCGGCGGAAGATTTTCCGGCATTCCCCCGTGCGGACTGGGATGCCGAATTCGAGATCGGGGGGAACGCGCTCGCCGAGCTGTACGATCGCCTGAACTTCGCGATCAGCACGGAAGAGACGCGTTATTACCTTGGCGGCATCTTTCTGCACCGGGTGGAGATCGACGGGCAGGCGGTGCTGCGGGCGGCCGCGACGGACGGCGCTCGCCTCGCGCGTGCCGAGATCCCGCTGCCGGAAGGTGCGGAGGGGCTGCCCCAGCCCGGCGTGATCCTGCCGCGGCGGGCGCTGAAGGTGATCCGTGGGCTGATCGATCACATGCCGGCCGACACTGAGGATACCCCGCGCACGATCGGCGTCGCCGTATCGTCGTCGCGGGCGGAGTTCGACTTCGGGCGCGGCGAGCATGGCGAGACGCGGTTCACCTGCAAACTGATCGACGGCACCTTTCCGGACTATGCCCGGGTGATCCCGACGGCGAACGACAAGCTGCTGACGGTGGAAAAGGCGGCGCTGCGCGAGGCGGTTGCCCGTGTCGCTACCATCATTTCCGACAAGACCCGGGTGGTGAAGCTGCAGCTTGCCGGCGAGCTGGTCACCGTGTCCGCAACCTCGATCGAGGCGGGGCAGGCGACCGAGGAAGTGCCCTGCAGCTGGACGGGCGGGGCGCTCGATATCGGGTTCAACGCAGCGTTCTTGCAGGACGTGCTCGGCGCGATCGATTCGGACACGGTGGCAGCCGAGATCCAGGATGCGGCCGCTTCGACGCTGTGGCGGGCCGACAAGGAACCCGACGCGCTGTTCGTGCTGATGCCGGTACGCGTCTGATGGCCTGGCAGTTCGAGAATGCGCGCCTGACGTCGACTCCGTGCACCTTCGTGCACAAGGGGCGACGTTGGGCGTGGTTCCCGATCTGCCCGCAAACGGGGCGCTGGGTGCCCGACGCCTCATGATCCAGGACCTGCGCGCCCGCATCGGAGAGGTTCGCGCCAGGGTGCCGCTGCGCGACGTCGTCGAGAAGGCTGGCGTCAAGCTGTTCGGCAGGGGCAAGAAGCTGCGCGGGCAATGCCCGATGCATGGCTCGACCTCGCGCAGCTTCGTCGTCGATACCGATAGCGGCTATGGCCGCTGCTATGGCTGCGGGTGGAACGGTGACGTCGTCCGCTTCGTGATGGACCGCTATGGCCTGTCGTTCCGCGACGCGATGGAAGATCTGCAGCGGACCGGTGGGGTGTCGCGCGATGCGGCGCCGGCGGCGCCGACCAGGCGCAAGCTGGCGGCGAAGCCGGAGCGGCCGTTCATCGATTCGGCCGCGCTCGGGCGCTGGATCTGGCGGAAGGCCGTCCCGCAGATCGATTCCGTTCGGACCTATCTGCGCAGCCGGGGTGTGCCCGATACGGTGTTGGTGGCCGATCGGCTGATCGACGTGCGGTTCCATGCGCTGGCGCCGCTATATGGGTGGCCGGAGGGCCAGGACGGTCCCTCCGGCGACACGCCGAAGGCGCCGGCCATGTGCGCGCTGATCCGCGAGCCCCAGCTGGGCGACGATGGCCTGTTGCGGTTCGTGCCGATCGGCCTGCATGTGACCTTCCTGGCGCCGATGCTGGACGGCAAGATGGTGCGCACGCGGCCAGACGGCAGCCAGTACGAGGCGCGCAAGGTACTCGGGCGGTCGGGGGGTGGGTGCATCCTGCTCGGCGCGCGGAGCGCGCCCGCCGCCGAAAAATGGGTGGGTATCGACCACACCCGGCCGCTGTTCGCAGGGGAGGGCATCGAGACGGTGCTTTCCGGCATGGCGATCGCCGGCGCTGGCCCCGAGGCGCTCGGTCTGGCCGCGATCAGCCTCGACAACCTGCAGGGCGACCCGCTGCGCTGGCGTGGCGGGGTGTGGCCGCTATTCGACATTAAGCCGGATCCGCACGGCCGCAAGGCGGTGTGCTTCAGCCATGTGGGTGCGGTGACCGGCCTGATCGATGCGGACATGAAGCCGCTGCCGGGGCCGATCGAGCGCAAGAGCGGACGGCACATGGGGGAATTGGTGGTGGAGCATCGGGGCGGCGCGATCGTGCGCCGTGCGATCACCACGGCCGAACGGGCGGCAATCTGCGCCAGCCTGTTCGTGCAGAGCTGGCGCGCGGCGGGGTGCCGGCGCGTCACCGCGGTGCGCCCGCATATGGGGCAGGATTTCAACGACGCAGTGAGGGAGGGGGCGTATGGGCAATGATCAGGGCCGAAGGGCCGCGCTGTGAAGGATTCGATCGCCGCCGATGGGCAGGAAGCGCGCCTGATCAAGGCGTTCTTCGAGCAGCTTCGCGCTATCGATGAAGAACAGCTTGATCTGAACGAACGCCGGAAGGACATACTGAAGGCCGCCAAGGATGCCGAGATCGACGGCAAGACGCTGCGCGTGATGATCATGCGTGCCCGCAAGGCGCCGGAAGAGGTGATGGAAGCCGATCGGCTGCTGGAAACCTATGAGGCGATCACGGGCACCGGCGCCAATGTGGGCGGGGCGCTTTCGACCAAGCGGAACGCCGACGGCACGTTCGAGGTGAAGATGGTGCAGCCCGCCGAGGCGGCGAAGCTGACCAATGCGGACAAGCGGCTGCGCGACAGCGTGCTGCTCGCCCAGCTCGAGGAAAGGGCGCGGCGGGGCGAATGACGGGGCAGCTTATCCCCATGCCTGTGGACGATCCGCTCTCCACGGTGTTGCTGAAGACCAACGATATCGGGAATGCCGAACGCCTCGTCCGCCTGAGCAAGGGCCTGCTGCGATGGGTGCCGGATCTTGCCAGCTGGGTTGCCTATGACGGCAAGCGCTGGTCGGTGCGGGATGGCGAGCGGATCGCCACCGGCTATGCCCATGAGGTGGCGCGGCATATCGATCGCGAACAGATCGCGCTGCGCAAGATTGCGGACAGCCCCGATGCGCTCGAGGCGGCCTTCGGATTCGAGGTGCCGCCCGACGTCGCCAAGGAACGGGTGATCGCCCTGGGCAAATGGGCGGTGAAGAGCGGCGACGCTTCCCGCACCGCGGCGATGCTGATGCAGGCGCGATCGCTGCTGACCGCGCAGCTGGACGAGTTCGACCGCGACAAGCTGGCGTTCAACACCCAGAACTGGACCCTGCGCTTCGTGAAGGCCGGAGACGGCAGCTGGACGGTGAAGCCGTCGCCGCACGATCCGGCCGACATGATCATGCAGATCGCCAATGTGGAATATCATCCCAAGGCGGATTATCCGAAGTGGCGAGAGCGCGTGGAGCTGATCCAGCCCGACGGCGATCAGCGCGACTTCCTGCAGCAGCGGTACGGCTATTTCCTGACGGGGCTTATCTCCGAACAGAAATGGTTCATCGACCAGGGCCGTGGCGGCGACGGCAAGTCGGTCACCAATATGGCGATCGGCAACCTGATGGGGGACTATTACCGGCACGCCGGCATCGAGACCTTCCTGGAAGGCGGCACCAAGTCCGGATCCGATCATAGCAGCGATCTGGCCCGCCTGCAGGGCGATATCCGCTTCGTCAGCGCCGACGAGCCGAAGGCGCAATCGACGTGGAACAGTTCGCGCCTAAAACAGGTGACGGGCGGCACGATCACCTGCCGCGCCATGCGGAAGGAGGAGATCGAGTATGTCGCCCGCTGGAAGCTGGTGATCGAGGTCAACCCGCTGCCCAAGGTTTCGAACGACGACGACGGCTTCTGGCGGCGCGTCCACCTGACGCCATGGTCCTACCAGTTCGACAAGGGGCAGGCGAAAGCGCGGCCCATGGAGGAGCTGCTCGCCGAGCTGGCCGCGGAGAGCAGCGGCATCCTGAACTGGATGATAGCCGGGGCGTGCAAGTGGCTGCAGACGCGGCGCCTGCCGATGGCGGCCGCGGCAGACCTGGCGCTGACCAACTATCGCCAGTCCGCCAGCGCGATCGGCGCATGGCTGATCGACCGGGCCGATCGCAGCGACAAGGATGCGGTGACGAAGGCGAGCGTGCTCTACGCCGACTTCAAGACCTATTGCGAGCAGCTGGGCATCGAGAAGCCACCCAGCCAGACTGCGTTCGGCAACAAGCTGTCCGCCGAGCAGATCTACGGGAAGAAGGATGGCGCGGGCAACATCGTGCGCCTCGGCATCAAGCTGAAGCCGGACGGCATCGGTGGCGGCCTGGGGGCGTCCGCTGAGGCGCCTGCACGTCCGCCCGCTGCGGCTGCCGTGCCGCCCGCCTCCGGGGCATGGGCGGTCGAGGATGGGGACGATCTGCCATGATCGTCGACCACAAGATGTTGTGTCCGGAGGGTACGGACAGTTGGGCTCTCAACTGTCCGGAATGGGCACGCGCGGCGGCTGCGGGGCTGGGGCGGGTGGTCGGGGAAGCGATTTTCCGGGCTGCCTACGGAGGGCTGAGGGGCGTTTTACGGAGGGTCGTTCACAACTGTCCGTACCTGCAAGCCATTGGAAAAGCGGGACTGACGGACGGTTACGGATAGTTCGGACAGTTTCCGGCGGGTTCGAGGGCTAGGCATGCCTGCGCCTACCTGTGCGGGAGAACCTCACCATAACTGTCCGTACCCTTCTGAAAGAAGATTGAACACAAGATATGGATAAGAAAACACCAGAGGTGACCCAGCTGCCGGCGAAGCCGGCACGGGGCGTGCGGCGGCCAATGGTGGCGCGGGCCGAGCCGATGCTGGTCGAGGTGCAGGTGGCGCCGCTGTCCCATGCACCGGCGGCACGGCCCTGGGAGGCGCGCGGTTCGATCGATGTCGAGCAGCTGGCGGTATGGGCATTCCGGGATCAGCGTGCGCACCGGGTGGCGGGCCGTGGCCTGCACGACATCGAGGCGGCGGTCTCCGGCATGGAGCCGCGTGGGCGTTCTGCGGATGGTTGCGCCGCGATCGCCGATATCCAGCACATGGGATGCCGGGTGGATTGGGGCGGCGCGATGATCAAGGATCACGTCCACCCTGCCGCGGAGCTGCTCGAGCAGCTGGTCGGCTCGATGCAGGATGGGGCGCTGGTCCGGCACTATGCGTTGCTCGCTGGGCGTCCCGAGGGCTGGCGGCAGCCGGTGCGCTGGTACCGTCCGGTGGTCTGGGACAAGCCCGGTGAGGAAGCGGCCTGGGAATGGACGAACGAAGGGCGCGGCGCACGCGGCTATCGCATGTGCCGGGTCATCCCCACCATCACGCCCTCCGAGCTGGTCACGCAGCGCGGCGTCTACGCCCGCTGGCTCGACGCGCTGGGCGTGCTGGCCTGGGAGCTATCGATGCACGCGCTCGGCTTCGCAGTCACCGGCCCGTCGGCGCCTGCGCGACCCTGGGACGGTGAGGGCCGGCCGTGATCGTCCTCGACCACCCCCCTGCCGGGTCCTCCCGGCCGGCCCCCGGGGATATGCGGGCCGCAAGGCGCAATGCGTGGGAATTTTCCGGATTGGCGGATATCTTGCGGTTTTCCTTTGCTTTTTTGTTCGGAGTGGAGCGTTGAGCGAGCCCCTGATCGTCTCTTTGGACGAGTTCGCCGAGCTTTGCGGCGTCACCTCGGTCACTATGCGCACGCATCTGCGCGAGCTTGGGCGAGAGGGTGTCGAGGTGCCGGCGTGGTTGATCGAACGCGGCGATCGGGGGCGGACGTACAAGATCGATGCCGAGGATGGCGTGCGTTGGTGGCAGGCGCGGCGGGAAGCCGAGGACCTGGGCAATGCCGAACGCGTCCAGCGTATGCAGCAGCTGCGCCTCGAGACGATCGGTGACGCCGGAGACGAGCCTGAGGCCCTGGCGCTGTCGGGCAAGCAGCGGCGGGAGGAATATGCTGCTGCCCAGGAAGCGATCAAGTACCGCAAGCTGATGGGCCAGCTGGTCGAGAAGGCGCCGCTGCAGCGGGTGCTGACCAACGCGACCGTCGAGCTCCGCAAGCAGCTGCAGCGTGTGGCCCCGGAGGCGGCGATCAAGCTGGGCCTCTCGGCCGACCAGAGTCGCGATCTCGATGGAATCATCGAGCGCGCGCTCGCCCAGTTCGTCGCAACCATCGAGAAACCGCATGCTTTTGAAGACTGATCAGGGACCGCCCAAGTTCGCGGACGCCGATGCGGTGGTGGCCGAGTGCCTGGCTGAGCTGCGGTATCCGAAAAAGGTTTCCGTCACGGCGTGCGCCAATGACCATCGGCACCTTTCCAACCCAGGCGCCTATTCGGGTCCGTGGCGCGAGAGCCCGCACGATACCCGCTTCGCGGAGCGCGCGCAGGATGCCCTGCATGTCGATTCCCCGTACCGCGAAGTCGTGGTGATGGGTCCTGCCCAGACCGGAAAGTCCGAAGTGGGCAATAACTGGCAGCTGCACACCGTGCTGTACGACCAGGTCGACATGATGTTCGTCATGCCGGACAAGACGTCGATCAACCAGTACGTCAAGACGCAGTGGGACAAGATGGTCGAGGTCTGCCCGGATCTCGAAAAGCGACTGCTCCCAGGTGCGTCGGCCGATACGATCAACCTGAAGCAGTTCAAGGGCTGCAGCTTCTTCTTCCAGTGGCCCGGCGGCCCCACGTTTCGTGCCAAGCCGGTCTCGCGTGGGCGCCTCGACGATTATGACGACATTCCGCAGGACGTGGGCGTCGCGGCTGGCGGCAAGGGCGGCCAGGGCAGTCCGCTGTCGCTGATGCTCGGACGCGGCGGCAGCTTTTCCGCCTATAGCGGCAGCAAGGTCTATGCGAATTCCACCCCGAAGCTGGGGGCGAAGCGCGGAATCGAGGCCCTGGTCGCCGCCGGCACCGACGAGCGCTGGTATGTCGACTGCCTGACCTGCGATCAGCCGTTCATCCTCGATACCGAGCATGTGCTGAAGTTCGATCGCACCGGAACGGCAGCCGAAGCGGCCGATACCGCGGTCGTGATGTGTCCGGATCCCGAATGCGGTGGGTATCATACCCAGTCCCACAAGCGGGCGCTGATGGATACCGGGCGCTGGGTGGGCAAGGGCGAGACGGCGGTCAGTCGCAAGATTCATCCCGCGGGCAAGGAAGGCGAGCTGCAGCGCAACAGCCGCCTGTCGCAGCGTTGGGACGGGTTGATGGGCTTTCGGCGCTGGTCGGAAATCGCCGAGCTATGGCGTGCCGCCGAGCTGAAATTCGAGAACGAGCAAGACGAGACCGAGCTGGTCACCTTCTTCCAGACTACGGCCGGCAAGAACTACACACTCAAAGGCACGGGCGAGCCGCCGATTGCCGAGGACGAGCTGCTGCGCCGAGCCCGGCTGAGCCCGCACCGCTTCGGCGTCGTGCCTCGCGAGGCGGTTTGTCTGGTCATGTCGATCGACCAGGCCATCAACCGATTCGAGGTGAGTGCCTGGGCTTTCGCACCCGGCTATCGCGCGTGGCTGGTCGACCGCTTCGCGATCGTGAATTGTGGCGACGAGCCGCTGAAACCGTTCACCAGGCCGGAGCACTTCGCCGTGCTGCACCCGCGCGTGCTGGCAAAGCGCTACCCCGTGGCCGGCTCACCGAACCTGTCCGTGAAGCCGCTCTGCACCGTCCTCGATACTGGCGGCATGGATTCCGCGACCGACAATGCGTTCGCGTGGTGGCATTCCATGGTCGCTGGCGATATCGGCTCCGGTCGGGCGCCGGTCCCGGACACTGCGCTGATGCTGTATAAGGGGGGCAACAAGGCGGACGGCAAGTTGCTCCCGACGCCGACTCCTGATGCGAAGCGTCAAATGCCTGGCGCACCCCCATGTCTGCTCTATGTGCCCAACGCTAATCGCATCAAAGACATGGCGGACGTCGGTCTGCGCCGCAGCGATGGAGGCCCGGGATCGATCGTGTTCCCGGGGGATCTGGATGAAGATCAGCAACTGGTGGTTGCACCCTACATCGCCGAGTTCACCGCCGAGGAGAAAATTGACGGCGTATGGACGCGTCCGAAAGACACCAAGAACGAAACGCTCGACCTGTATGTGATGGCGCGTAGCGTGCTGATCCGGTTCGGGGGGCACGATCACTCGCTGTCCTGGGTGCCTTCGTGGGCGCGGCCGCCGCGGCTTCGGCCGCTGCCCAGGCCGGAGGTAGGGGTGGCCGAGGAACAGGCGCTGGCGGCGCTCGCTCGCGAAACGGCGCCACCAGCGGCAGAAGCGCCCAAGACAAGGGCACCAGCGACCCAGCCCGTACCCATGTCGCCACCACGGCGGCCTCGGCCAAAGATCCGTGTGACGCGCGCGCGGTGATAGTCACGTCATCCTCGGGGCCGAGGTGGGCACTGGCTGCCGATCGCCGACCGGGATCGCAGCCGCTGACGAATAGCCGGAGGTGCCGCAGCGGGTGAATCCCTCGATTATCCGGATACTGCGCGGGATTGATCGAATTTCGCCAGACTGTGTCCAGTTTTTCGCAACGGCAATTTGCAGCGCGCATAGGGGCTGGACAGGGAGTCGAGATATTTGACAGGGGCAAAAGCGTAGACGTGCCGTGCCCGAGAGAAACGAGCCCGCCCCGGTAGATCCGGCGGCGGGCTTTTTTGTGCCCGGGCCAGTTGGAGAAACCCCCATGGCCTTGCCGCCGGATCAGATCGCAGAGCTGGAAGCTCGCCTCGCGCGCTATCTCGCGGCCGAGGCGGCGGTGCTCACCAACCAGGAGTATGAGCTCGCGGGCCGCAAGGTGGTGCGCGCGGACCTGAAGGAGATCCGCGCCGCCGTCGAGGACCTGCGCGGCCAGCTCAATCGCGTACAGGGCGTCGCCCCGCGGCGGGGCCGGGTGCGGCGGGTGGTGCTGCTCTGATGCTCAATGTCCGCATGAACGCGCTCGATCGCGCCGCGAATTGGGTATCGCCCAGCTGGGGGATGAAGCGGATGGCGGCGCGGGCCACCCTATCGGCTGCCTCGGCGCTCACCAGCTCGCCGACCAACCCTGACGGCGGCCGGATCGGCGGGCAGGGCGGGTACAAGGGCGGTCATACCAACCGCCGGCAAACGCGTGGGTGGTTCGCTCGCCCGCGCAGCGCGAACGCCGACACCCTCGGCAACCAGAAGACCGTCATCGGCCGCGCCCGCGATGCGGCAATGAACATGCCGCTGGCGACGGCGGCGATCGAGCGGCCTGTCACCTTCACGGTCGGCACCGGCCTGATGGCGATTCCCGACCTGAAGGCCGGCGAGCTCGGCATCAGCGCGGAGGAGGCGCGGAGGCTCGGCGCCCAGATCGCGGCGGACTTCGACAATTACATGTCGTCGACCGATCCCGATGCGGCGCGGACGGCGACCGGCTATGATCAGCAGGAAATCGTCCTGCGCGGTGTGCTGGAAAGCGGCGACATCCTCGGCGTGCGCGTCATGCCGCCGAACCAGATCGGACGGTACCACGAAACCGCGTGGAAGTTGTACGAAGCCGATCGTGTAGTCTCGCCGGCCAACCACGACGAGGGTGGCCGCCTCGGCGGCGCCGGCAACGTCGTCGCCGGGGGCGTCGAGGTCGACGAGTTCACGGCACCGATCGCCTATCATGTGCTGAAGACTCCGCCGAACGGCTTCAACGGGGTGGCGATCGGCCGCATGCCGGGGGACACCGTGCGCCTGGATGCGTGGGGCACGAAGAGCGAGCTGCCCACCTGCGTTCATGTGATGACGGTGAAGCGGCCCGAGCAGTTCCGGGGCGCATCCGTCCTGGCGCCGGTGCTGGAGATCCTGCAGCAGGTTTCCACCCTCTCCGAGGCGGAGGCATTCGCGGCCGTGCTGACCAGCATGGTCGCGATCATCTACAAGAGCAAGAACGGCAATCCCATGCCGGAGCCGGACTACAGCACCGATCGCATGGTCGATGCCAGCGAGGCTTGGCAAACCGCCGAGGCGGATGCGGGTGGCCGCGCCTCCGATTATCCGATGGAAGTCGGCGCGACCTGGGAAATCGACCACGACGACGAAGTGGAGATGAAGTCGCCGGGGCGACCGAATCCTGCGTTCGAGCCGTTCTTCAAGGCGCTGGCGCACCAGATCTCTGCTGCGGTGGAAGTGCCCTATGAGGTGCTGATGCTGGCGTTCAACGCCAGCTACTCGGCGAGCCGTGGCGCGCTCGAAGTGTTTTACCAGACCGTGCGCAAGCGCCGAGACTGGCTCGCCGCGCACTGGTGCACCCCGGTCTATCGCGCCTGGCTGTATGAGCAGGTGGCGAAGGGCCGGTACCGGATGCCCGGCTTTCTCACCAACCGCACGCTGCGCGAGCGCTGGTCGAACGTGCGCTTCCGCGGTGACGGCAAAATCTCACTCGACCCGGGCCGCGAGGCGAAGGCGCTGGAAGTGCATGAGGCGCATGCCTGGAAGACCGGGGCGGAGATCACCGCCGAGCTGACCGGCGGCGACTATGACGCCAATGTCGAGCGGCGCGCCGGCGAGCATCGCCGCTTCGTCGATGCCGGTCTGCCGATCCCGAACCAACAGGGCGGAGGCAGCGCGCCGGCGACTGACCAGCCCCAGCCAACGGAGGTACCGGCATGAGTATGCGGGCCTATAGCCGCGCGGAAGTGATGCGGCGCCTGTTCAACGCGCCCCTGCAGGTGCTGCCCGATACGGCAGCAATCGTGATCGGCGCCGTGGGCAAGCGCTACGATATCGAGCAGCTGCTGTTCGCCGGGGAAGGGCGCACGCTCTCGATCGGCGAGCTCGAGGCGCGCGCCTCGGCGGCCCGGGTCGAGATATCGGCCCGCGCCAACATCGACCAGCGTGCGCCGAAGTTGGCGGCCGAGCAGCTGATGCCGGTGATCGACAATGTCGCGCATATCGAGGTGCGTGGTGAGACCGTCGCCGAGAACGGTATCGGCCCCATGTCCGGCTTCACCGGTTATGACGGTATCCGCGCCCAGGTGATCGCCGCCGATGCTGATCCTTCGGTGCGCGGGCTGCTGCTCGATATCAATTCCCCCGGCGGGGAGGTCGATTCGCTGTACGAATGCGTTGGTTCGCTGATGGGCCGCCGCGGCACAAAGCCGATGCGCGCCGTTATCCGCGGCACCGGGGCCAGTGCCGCATATGCGCTGGCCGCCTGCGCCGACGAGATCACGATCAATGCGCTCGGCATGGCCGGATCGGTTGGCACCATCGCTATGCACGCGGATTTCTCACAGCAGCTTGAGCAGGAAGGTGTCCGCGTTACGCTGATCAGCGCCGGCGCCCACAAGGCGGATGCCAATCCGTTTGAGCCGCTGCCGCCCGAGGTTCGCGATCGCATTGCCGCGCTGGTGAACCTGGCGAACGACCAGTTTATCGCGCACGTCGCCGAAGCGCGGAGCCTGTCCCAGGATCAGGTGCGGGGCCAACAGGCGCAACTCTATCGCGGCGAGGAGGCAGTTCAGGCCGGCCTCGTCAACAAGGTCATGAGCTGGGCTGATTCGATCGCCGAATTTTCCCAGCAAGTGAATGGCGGGCTTTCGTCAGGCCGCCCCGCCCGGTCCGCGCCCGGTGCGCGATCTCAGGAGAAGAAGATGAAAACCGAACAGACCGCGCCGGCGGCGGATACGCCGGAGTATAGCGCAGCCACCCAGGATGCGGCCGTAAAGGCCGCCGTTGCGGCAGATCGTACCCGCATCGGCCAGCTGATCGACCTCGACGCCGAGAGCCGGTGCACGCCTGCGCTCTCGGCCGCGATCGTTGATGGCACCAGCGCCGGCGACTTCGCGATCGCCTGCATGAAGTCGACCGCGCAGCAGCAGCGCACCGCGCTGGAGAGCGCGCGCTCCGATGCTGCCCAGCCCGAGGCACTGCCCCAGGCCCGCACGGACGCGACCGGCGCGCAGCAGAAGGCCAATCGCGGGCTCGCCTTCCTCAACCGGAACAAGAAGGCCGGCTGATCCCACGCAACCTTCGCGCCGCGGCGCGACGTCGGGGCGGCTTCGGCCGCCCTTCGCTTTTCTGGAAAGGACATCGCTATGGCATATGAACGTGCCGGCTATGAGGTGAGCACGCCCACCTCGTTCACCACGCTGCTGGCCCGCACCGCCGGCGTTACCACCCGCAAGGTCATCATCATGGCGGGCGAGGGCGTTCGCGTCCTCGGTTCGGTGCTCGGCAAGGTGCCGACCGCGGCGCAGACCGTTGCGGCCAGCGCCGTCGTCAGCGGCAGCGGCGGCACGCCCGGCAACGGCACCGTCACCGCGCTGACCGCCGATACCGGCGCGCCGGCGGGCGTGTATCAGGTGCGGATCCTCAACCCCGCCACCAATGCGGGCAGCTTCGAGGTGATCCGCCCCGATGGTGTCGTCGACGGCAACGGCACGGTCGGCGTTGCCTATAACGGCATCGTCAACTTCACGCTGAACGACGGCAGCGTCGACTTCGTGGAGGATGACCGCATCGCGATCACCGTCAGCTATGCCGATGACAGCGGCAAGTATCGCCTGTCGGCGGCCGCCGCAGTGGACGGATCGCAGACGCCGGACATGGTGCTGGCAGAAACGGTCGACGCAACCTCGGCCGACGTGGAGGCGATCGCCTACGAAACCGCCACGGTGGTGAAGTCGGCGCTGGTCCTCGGCGCTGGCCACACCATCGCGACCATCCGCGATCATCTGCGGCGTCGCGGCATCACCATCGACGACTGAGCCCAGGCCCAGGTCACACGCTGAAACAGCTCTCCCGGGGTGGGGGGCGGCGGCGGCGCGGGAGCGATCCCGGGCCGCCGCTTCGATTCGGAAGGGAATCACATGAACGAATCCGATTATCTCTACGGCACCGATGAACTGATGCCGATGGTCGAGGCCCTGGACATCCCGGGCAACTTCCTCCTCAAGCTCGTCTTCCCGGAAGTGATGGAGTTCGAAACCGAGAACGTCCATTTCGACCGTCTGCAGGCCGATCGCCGGCTCGCGCCGCTGGTGTCGCCGCTCGCGCCGGGCAAGATCCAGCAGCCGCGCGGCTTCCAGGTCGAGACCCTGACCCCGGCCTATCTCAAGCCGAAGAACAAGGTCGAAGCGTCGCAGGTCATGCGCCGTCGGGCGGGCGAAGCCCGCGGGGGCAGCATGTCGCCTGGCGAGCGTCGTGCGGCGCAGCTGAACGACTATCTGTTGCAGCATCGCACCAAGGTCGAGCGGCGCCTCGAATGGATGGCGAGCTCGGTGCTGCGCACCGGTCAGCTGATCCTCGTCAGCGACGATTACCCGGCGGTCACCGTAAACTATCGTCGCAACTCGGCGCTCAGCATCCAGCTTTCCGGCGGTCTCCGCTGGGGCCAGAACGGCGTTTCGCCCTATGACAATGTGCAGACCTGGATCGATCTGGTCGGCACCACGTCCAACTGCGCCGTCAATGTCGTGCTGATGGACGCCAAGGCGTGGAAGCTGTTCATCGACGATCCGAAGTCGCAGAAGACACTCGATCTCACCCTGGGCCAGACTTCTGCGGTACAGCTGGGCCTGCAGGCCGGCCTGCCCGGTTCGCCCACCTATAAGGGCCGGATCGGCGACGTCGAATTCTACGTCTACAACGATCTCTACGAAGCCGATGACGGCACCACCCAGCAGCTGATCCCCGACTTCACCGTCATGCTGATCAGCCAGGGCGGCGTGGAAGGGGCGCAGATGTTCGGTGCGATCCAGGATCCGCGGAACAACTTCGGTGCTGCGCGCTACTTCGCCAAGAACTGGATCGACGAAGATCCCGCCGGCGAATTCCTCATGACGCAGTCGGCACCGGTGCTCGGCCCCCGGCGCATCGACGCCTGCGCCTGCGCCACCGTCCAGTGATCGGCTGATCGGTTGACCCCCTCGGGTGGCGCTGCGGCGCCGCCCGTCTTTTTCGGGAGAATCCCCCATGTCTCGCATTGCTCTGATCGCCGCTCTCACGCTGACCGGCGGCACCGTTGCCGATCCCTTCACCCTCGCCGCGGGCCGCGAACTCACCGAGGATGTTGTCACGTCGCTTGGCCTGGAACCGAAGGACATCAAGCGCCTGGTGGATACCGGCGCGCTGGTGCAGAAGACCGTCCTCGATTCCGGCGCCGGCGGCGACGAAGTGGTCGACGGCATCTCCGTGCTCGAGCTGCACGATTTCCTCACCCGGCTGGGCATTGCCTGGTCGCCCGACATGTCGATCGACGAACTGCTCGATCTCTCGCCGCCAGCCTATGCCGGTATCGCTCTCGACGAGATGCGGGACCTGCTGATGGCGGGCGGCATCTCCTTCGAACCGAACGACACGCCCGAGCAGCTGTTCGAACGCGCGATCGCCCATGTGCCGCCGATCGATATCGACGGCGCCGCTGCAGCCATCGAAAGCAGCAACACCGCGGACGATATCGCCACTGCGCTGACCGCGCTCAACGTGCCCTTCGCCACCAGTGCGAAGAAGGCCGAGCTGGCGCGGCTGCTCGCCCAGGTCCGCGCGGTGACGCCGGCGGCCTGATCCGATGCCGATCGAGACGGCCGCCGATCGCGCGGCCCTCTTCAACGAAGACGAGGCCGCGACGCCGGCGCTCTACACCGCTCCGGCTGGCGGACCCGGCCTGCGCTGTTCGGTGATCTTCGACGTCGAGCGGAGCGACCCGCTCGACGTCGGCACCGATAGCGGGGCACGATCCGTGCGGACCTGGCAAGGTGCGCGGATCCTTGCCGATCAGGTGCCGGTGGTCGAACAGAAGGGCAGGGTGCAGCTCGGTACCATCTCTGCCGGCAGCTTCGTCCCCAATGGCCTGCTCGTCGAGGTGATCGGGCGACCGAAGCGCGATGTTACGGGTGCCGTCTGGGACGTCACCGTGCGGGAAATCGCGTGAAGGTCGACGTCAAGATGGTCGGCCTCGCGCGCGCCGCGGAGGCCGGCCTCGCCCAGGTGGCGCGTGGCACCACCGCCGGCATGCGCGAGGCCACGGTGGGCCTGAAAGACGAACTGCGCGACCAGGTGCTGCGCGCCGGGTTCAATCAGCGTCTGGCGAACACCTGGCGCGGGAATACCTATCCGCTGCAGGGCACCAGCCTGGAGCCCGCCGCCTATGTCTATTCCAAGGCCCCCAAGATCGTCTTCGCCTTCACAAACGGCGTCACGATCCGCCCGGTGAACGGTGCGCGCTATCTGTGGATTCCTACCGACAAGGTACCGAAGAAGCGGTCGCGCGGCGGCAGCACCGCGATCTCGCCGGAGGAGGTCGAGCAGCGGTTCGGGCGGTTCTTCTTCCGTCCGGGCAAGCGCGGCGGGCTCGTCGCGATGGTGGTTTCGACGCGGCGCCGGCGCGGCGCCCATCGCGGGCCGGGGGTGGCGATGTTCAACCTGAGCCGCGCCGTCGACATGCCGAAGCTGCTGGAACTCCAGCGGCCGGCGCAGAGCTGGGCGGTGCGCGCTGCCGCTCTGATCGAAAGGAATATTGCGCGATGACGCCGCAACTCGCCATCCTGCTGGCGCTGAAGGCGCTGATCCAGGCCGCGCTGCCGATGGCGGAGGTTCTCGGGTTCGACGGCGATTCCAGCGTGCCGGAGATCATACCCGCCGGCGGCCTGGTGATCGGCAAGTTCGGCGATCCTGGTGATCCGGAGATCACGCTCAACCCGCCGACCTATAGCTACCAGCACCGCATTCCGCTGGAGATCGCGGCGCCGGAAGGGGTGGGGGGTATGACGCTCGACGCGATGCTGCCGCCGATCGGCGCGGCGATCGCCGCCAATCCCTTTCTGGGCGGCCTCTGCGAATATCTCTCCGTCGAGCAGGCGGGGCGGGAAGACGAGACCCGTGACGACGTCACGATCAACTGGGCCGACATCAACGTGTTCGCCCATTATTCGACCACCAACCCGCTGGGCTGATCCCCGGGTTTCTCAAAAGGAGTGAAGCATGGCTGGACGCGCATTTGGCGCGAACGCGCGGCGTGCCGTGGCGTTCGAAGCATCCTATGGGGCCATCCCCGCCGCTGGTGCGGCCTGGAAGCGGCTTGCTTTCGTCAGCAGCGCGCTGGGCGAGGAAGGCGGCCTGATCGAGGACGATCTGCTCGGCCTGGGCCGCGAGCCGCAGGACCCGACCGACGACGTGCTGAACAACACCGGCGACGTGGTGGTACCCGTCGATGCCCGCGCCTTCGGCTACTGGCTGAAGCTGTACTTCGGCGCGCCGACCAGCGGCAACGGCGACGCAGCGGCCGGCAAAATCGTCTTTTCCGCCCAGCCTGCGGCCGATTCGATCGTGACGATCGCCGGCGTGCCCTTCACCTTCAAGGCCACGGGCGCGACCGGCAACCAGGTGAACCTCGGCGCCGATCTGGCAGCGACGATCACCGCGCTGGTGGCCAAGCTCAATGCCAGCGCCGATGCCGGCGTGGCCGCCGCAACCTATAGCGGAGATGCGACCACGCTGACGATCACCCACGATACGCTGAACGCGACCGGCAATGCGTTCACCATCGCGGCCGGTGCGGGCAGCAACGGCACGGCCAGCGGCGATACGCTCTCCGGCGGCACCTATGCGCATGTGTTCACCACCGGCGCCTCGACGCTGCCCTCGGTATCGATCGAGGACGGCAATCCCGAGATCCCGTCCTACTCCACGCACTTCGGCGCCAAGGGCAACACGATGCGGATCCAGATGCAGCGTTCGGGGCAGCTGAACGCCACGCTGGGCCTGATCGCGCAGGGAGAAACCGAGCCGGCGGCGGCGAGCGGCAGCACGGGATCGACCACGGTGCAGGTGGCGCGCTTCGCCCAGGCCACGGGCGAGGTGACCGACGACGGCGAGGTGCTCGCGACCGTGCGCACGGCCGAGCTCAACTTCTCCAACAATCTCGACCTCGACGAGACGATCCGCGCCGATCGCCGCATCAACGGGGCGGATCCGGGCAAGGTAGCGGTGAGCATTCGCCTGTCGCTCAACTTCGTCGACCGCGATTCGGTGAACCGCGTCGGCACCAAATACCCGCGCGCGCTCACCTTCGGCTGGAAGAATGCCGTGGGCTCGCTGATGTTCAGCATGCCGCGCGTGTTCCTGCCGCGCGCGAAGCGGGCGATCAGCGGCCCCGGGGGCATCCTTGCCGAACATAACGGCCAGGCATCGGGTGCGCAGGCCGCGTCGATGACGATCACCCTCAAGAACGACATTGCGAGCTACGCCTGATGCTGAAGCTGCAGAAGCTGGCCACCGGGCCGGAATGGGCCGAACTGATGGGTGCGCGGTTCTGCTTCGCGCCGCTCACCCGCCCGATGACGCGGCGCGCGCGCGTGGCTGCGGCCAAGGCCGTCGAGCCGCAGCGTGGCAAGATCAGCGATGTCGAATTCGGCGAAGCGCTGGGCGATGCCTATAGCGAGGAACTGATCGTCGCGGGTCTGGTCGACTGGGAAGGCGTGGGCGATGCCGATGGCAAGCCGCTGCCCTGCACCGAGGTGCACAAGCGGATGCTGGTGGCGGATCCGGCCTGCTTCGATCGCCTCGACGCGCACTATGTGCTGCCCTTCGCGATCCGGGTGGCGGAGGGAAACGCATCGCGCGCCTCGCCGAATGGCACTGGAGCGGGGGCGAGGCGGGCGCGCGCTACTGCCGGATCCAGTGCCAGGCCGAAGGCGAAAACTGGTGCGAAGGATGCGCCTATCGCCAGCATGCCTGCCACACGGCCGAAGGCGAAGAAGCCTGGGCGCTCGTCACGGCGTGCGAAACCCAGCTGAGGCTGCGGCTGGTGCCCGTGCCGATCGGCATGGGGATGACGGTGCGTAGCGAGCCGTGCGGGCTCGATTTCGGGGCAGTGATGATGGTGGCCACCGCCGCCGGCGCGGACACGGCGCTGGTGGCGGACGTGCTGCCGGCGGTCGAGCAGGCGATCCTGCTCGGCCAGCGGAACGACGAGGAAGCGGAGGACATGGAAGATGACGGCTAACGTCGCGATCCGCCTGGGGACCGAGGGCAAGGCCCGCGTCGTCGGCGACTTCGCCGAGATCGCCGATGCGGGCGATCGCACCGCCCAGCGCTGGCAGCGTTCGTTCGAGCGCGCCGGCGCCGACGTCGAGGCGGCGATCAAGCGGCAGGCAAACGCCGCCGCACGCCTTGCCGCCGCGCAGCCGCAGACTCCCACGCAACAGGCGTTCCAGGCTGCTGCCAGCACCAACTATTCGGGCCAAAGCGCCCGCGAGTCAGCCGAGGCCTTTCGCGAGGCTGCTGCACAGCAGGCGCAGCTCGAGGCGCGGACGCGGGCGCTCCTGACCGCGATCGATCCGACGCTCGCCGCGCAGCACCGGCTGAACGCATCCCTGGCCGAGGCGAAGGAACTGTACGAGGCTGGTGCGATCAGCGGTGCCCGCTACACCCAGGTGGTGCGGCAGCTGAACGGCGCCGCCGCGGCGGATGCCGGCGTCGGTGCCATCGGCAAGAGCGCGCAGGAATCCGCCGCGGTCTTCTCGTCCGCCTTCGCGCAGATGGAGCAGCGTGCGCAGGCGCTGCGCATGTCGATCGATCCGGCCTATGCCGCGCAGGTGCGGTTCGACCGCGAAATCGGCAATGCGCGCGAGCTGATCCAGGCCGGTGCGATCTCGCTGGACGACTATGTTGCCGTGCTGCGCCGCGAGCGGGCGGCGCTGAACGACAGTGCCGAAGGGCTACGGCGCCACGGTACCGCCCTGGCGGCGATCGCTCCGCAGGCGCAGGACTTCTTCACCCAGATCTCGATGGGCGCGAACCCGCTTTCCGTGCTGGCGATCCAGGGCGGCCAGGCAGCGGGCCAGATGCTCTATCTGGAAGGCGCCGCCGGCAAGTTCGCCCAGTTCATGATGGGGCCATGGGGGCTGGCGATCACTGCGGGCCTGCTGATCCTCGGTGCGCTCACCAACGAGCTGTTCAAGTCCGCCGGCGCGGACGATACCAAGAAGAAGGCAGCCGAAGAACTGAAGCAGGCGATCGACAGCCTGTACGATTCCACGCTGCGGCAGGTGCAGGGAGAGCAGGCGCAGCGCAACGCCACGCTGGAAACTGCCAAGGCCTTGCTTTCGAAGGCAGTCGCAACGCGGCAGGCGGTAGCGGCAGAGCTTTCCGCGCAGGCGGACAGGACGAAGGCTGCCTTGGTTACCGAACGGTACAACCCTTACGGGATCCCGGGCCAGGGGGGCGCCGTCCAACAGCAGAAGCTTGCGGACCAGCAGAAGCTGGCGGCGGCAGCCGAGGACCAGGAGCGCAAGGCGCGGGATGCGCTGGCGAACATTCAGATCGTCGACGCGAATGCCCGTGTCGCGGCCTCGATCGACAAGCGTACCGATGCAGAGCAGCGTCATTCGAGCGCCGTCAACGATCTGGCGGAGTCTTACAGGAAGGGAAGCATCACCCTATCCGAGTACGAGGCGCAGAAGCGCAAGCTGGACGTCGGCTATAACGACGAGATCGACAAGCTGACCAAGCGTCGCGAACATGTCGACCGGCACGCGATCGCCCTGGCCCGAGATGCCAGCGCGATGCAGGCGAACGCCTCGGCCGGCCTGGTGCTTGCGCAAGCCTATCTTCAGGGAGGCGATGCCGCCTTGAAGGCTGAGGCCGCGCGCAAGGGGCTTACCGATGCGACCCGCAAGGGCATCGATGCGGATGCGCAGACGGCCCGCCAGCTGCAGATCGTGGTCGCCGACCAGCTGGTCAACAGTGCGAGGAGCCTCGACCAGCTCCGGGCCGAAACCCTCGCCCGCCATGCGGCGAACGATAATGTCGCGGCCGGCACGCTGGCAGTCGCCGACCTCAATCAGCGACTTTCCGATGAAGCGGCGCTGCGCCCGCTCCTGGTCTTGCAGACGGTAGCGCAGGGCGACGCACTGAAGGTGCTCACCGAAACCATCGCCAAGTATCGCCAGGTGCTTGCCGATGCGCATGCAGAGGAAGCGCGCGGCGCTGCCCTCACGGCTACCGACGCGGCCAAGCGCCGCACCGACGATCTCCGCGCCCAGATCGGCGACCTCAGCAAAAGCCCACGCGATCAGGCGATCGCAGCGGCAGGCCGCGCCGCCACGGCGGAGGCGGATGCCGGCAAGTTCACCGGGATCGATCGGCAGAACTTCCTGGATCAGCGCAAGGCCGAGGCGCTGGCGCAGTTCGATCTCCAGCGCGCGCAGAGCGTCGATCAGCGCAAGCGCAGCCAGGAAGACAGCCTTGTGCTTGCGCAGCGCGAGCTCACCCTCGTCGGCGCAAGCGACGCCGTGCGCGGCAGTGAAATGGGCAAGTTGCAGCTGTCGCTCGATCTCAAGCGGATGGGGCTGACCGAGCAGGATGCCGAGTACCAGAATTTGCTCCGCAACCAGCTGGCGCTGGATCAGATCAACCGCGAACTGGAGCGCGAGCGGGGTAATTGGGACGAGATCCGCCAGACCGGCGGCCGCTTCATCGACGATGTGCTCAACACCGACAATTGGAAGAACTGGGGCGATTTCGGCCAGAAGGTGCTGAAGGACCTGATGAACGACTTCATTCGGCTGGCGGCGATCAATCCGCTGAAGAATGCGCTGTTCGGCGAAAATCTGCCGACGGCCAGCGGGGTTCTCGGCAGGTTGTTCGGCAGCAAGGGAGATTTCGCTTCCGGCGTCGGCAACGATCCGCTCGGCCTTGGCGGGCTTGGCATCAGGGCCGGCGAGGATCCAAGGGCCGGCCTCGGCATCGATCCCTGGAGCGCGTTCGGCAGCGGGGGCGGCACGCTCGGTGCGATCGGCGCCGGCGCCGGCATCCTGAAATCGGTTTTCTCGATCTTCGGCAATGCGGTGGGGACCGAGAACTGGTCCGGCGGCATGATGCTCGCCGGGGAGAACGGCCCGGAGATCCTCTATGCGCCGCGCGGTACCCGGGTGGGCAACGCGCCGGAAACGCGCCGCGCGCTTTCCGCGGCGAACGAAGGCGATATGGGCGTGTTGCGGGTGGAGCTTTCGCTCTCCGACGATCTGAACGCCCGGATCGACGATCGCGCGGCGAATGTCTCGGTGCAGGTGGTGCGGGAATCGGCGCCGGCGCTGATCGATGCCTCCACCTCGGCCACCGTCGCCCAGCTGAGCCGGCGGAGGCTCTGACATGGCGATCCTTCAGAGCCCCGCGCCGTTTCCGCTGCGCGACAAGAAAGTGCGCCTGCGCGATCCGGGGCAGGTCAATCGGTCGAAATGGACGGGCCGCAGCAAGGTGATCGGCCTGCCCGGGGCGGCGGCGTGGCTGGTCGCCGGCACGTTCAGCGCGATCACCGACGAGGCGAAGGCGCTGCCATGGCGGGCCTTCTTCGTCGGGCTGCGCGGCCGGCGCAACAGCTTTCGGGTGCGGGTGGGGCTGTCCCAGCAAACCGGTGCAGCCAATCCGGTAGTGCGGGCCGGCGGTACCGCCGGGCTCACCGTGCCGCTCCAGGGGCTGCCGGCGTCGCAGACCGTGCTGCAGGCGGGCCACCTGATGACGGTTTCGCTGCCCAGCGGCCATGAACGGCTCGTCTGCCTGCAGGCGCCGCTGGTCAGCGATTCCGCCGGCAATGCGGTGGCGAGCTTCGCGCCCGAGCTGGGCGAAGTGCCGCAGGCCGGCGCCGCGGTGGAGATCCAGTGGCCGCACGCCCTGGTGCGGATGGTGAGCGACACCAATGGCTGGGATTTCAGCGACCGCGTGCGCCAGGGCTTCGCGATCGATACGGAGGAGGCGCTGTGAGCCGGATGGATTCCACCGCCGCCGCGGCGCTCACCGCCCGCGTCATTCGCCCGGTATTCTTCGCCTATCTGGACATCGTGGGCGATCCGCTGCGCGCCTGCACGGCGGAAATGTCGTTGCAGCCCTTCGGCAGCGGCGACAGCGATCTCGACGGGCAAGTGTTCGACGCGCTGAACCCCACGATCGTCGATATCGGGCCGGTGGCGATGAAATCCGGCGGATCGGACAGCCTGACCGCGCGGCTTTCCGGCATCGTCGGGCTGGACGATGCACTGCTGGCGGTGATCGGCAACAAGGCGAACTGGCAGGGCCGGGTCGCACGGCTGTGGCGGATGATCCGCGACGAGAATGGCGCCCAGCAAGGCGCAATCCAGCATTACTATACCGGCTATATGGTCGCGCTGGACGTGGAGGGCTCGCCCGAGAGCCAGACCATCAACCTTACGATCGAAAGCTATCTGGTCGCCTTTTCGCAGGCGTCGAACCGCACCTATCTCGATCAGGATCGCTTCGATCCCGGCGACCTTTCCGCCAAGGCGGCGATCGCGATCGCGAACGGGATCAGCGGCAACCCGCTTATCAGCAACACGCCCGTGGGCGCCGGCGCCGGTTCGTTCGGCGGCGGCTCCGGGGGGCGCATCCTCAGGAATCTGGAATGACGCGACTGCCCGACTGGGAAGCGCGCCTCGCCGACTATCTGGCGAGCGTGGCCGATCTGCCGATGGCCTGGGGCCGCCACGATTGCGCGCTGCATGCCGCCAACGCCATCCTGGCGGTGACCGGCGAGGATCATGGCGTGCCGTATCGCGGCCGGTACCAGACCGAGCTGGGCGCCGCCCGCGCGCTGCGCCGGCAGGGGTTCGACAGCGTCGAGGCGCAGTTCGATGCGGTGTATCCCATCCTCGCCCCCGCCTTCGCGCAGCGCGGCGACGTGGTGCTGCGGGGCGATGCGGTGGGCGTGTGCATCGGTGCCGAGGCGCTGTTCGTCGGTGCGGAGGCGTTGGACGGTGGGGCGCTGCGCGAGGGGCTGGTGCGCTTCCCCCGGCGCGAATGGACGAAGGCCTGGGCGATCCGATGAGCGGTGCCCTCAAGATCGCCGGCGCGATCGTCGGCGTGATCGCGATCGTCGCCAGCGGCCCGCTTGGTGCAGGCATCGGGCTTGCTATCACCAGTACTTTGGGAATGAGCGCCGCCACGCTGACGCTGATCTCGACGGGCCTGGCGATCGGCAGCTCCTTGCTTGCGCCCAAGGCCAAGGCGCCCAGCACCAGCCCGGCCGCCACTGATCGCCTGTTCGCCGGGATCAACCTGCGCGCCTTCCGCCACCTGGTGTTCGGCCACACCGCCATGGCCACCGAAGTCCGCGACCAGGAATATTCGGACAACCAGACCGTTCTGCACCGCTTTCTGGTGATCGCCAGCCACAAGGTGCAGGCGGTGGAGCAGCTGTGGTTCGATGACAAGCTGGCCTGGACGGCGGCCGGCGGCGCCCAGGGGGAATTCGCCGGCTATCTGAACGTCACCCCGGTGCTCGAGGGATCGGCGGCGAACGCCATCAACATTTCGAGCCGGATGGGCGCGTCGCGGCGCTTCACCGGCCTTGCCTATCTGTACCTGCGCTACAAGCTGACCGGCAACAGCAAGAACACCGACAGCCCGTTCGCGCAATCGATCCCCACCCGGGTGACGGTGATCGGCAAGGCGGCGCTCGTCTACGATCCTCGGCTCGACAGCAGCCGGGGCGGCAGCGGCGGCCAGCGTGCCGAAGATCAGACGACATGGGCGTGGAACGACGATGCCGCGCGCAACCCGGCGCTGCAGCTGCTCTGGTACCTGCTCGGCTGGCGGATCCGCAATCCGGTGACCGGCGAATGGAAGCTGGCGGTGGGCAAGGGGATTCCGCCCGAGCGCATCGATATCGACAGCTTCATCACCGCCGCGAACCTGTGCGACGAGCAGGTGGCGCGCGCTGCCGGGGGCACCGAGCCGCGCTACCGCAGCGACGGCATCTTCACCGAGGGCGACGATCCCTCCACCGTGCTCGATAACTTCAAGGCGGCGATGAATGCCGATCTCGACGATGTCGACGGCAAGCTGCGCATCACGGTGCTGCACAACGACCTGGGATCGCCGCAGATCGGCCTGACCGCCGACGATGTGCTGGATTCCTTCCGCTGGACGCAGACGCCGTCGCTGACCGATAGCTTCAACGTCATCCGCGGCAGCTATACCGATCCCAGCACCACCTCGCTGTACCAGCAGGTCGACTATCCCGAGGTGCGGATCGACAGCCCGGACGGCATCGATCGGGTGCAGACGGTGAACCTGCCGATGGTGCAGTCGCCCAGCCAGGCGCAGCGACTGGTGAAACAGCGGCTGCAGCGCATGCAATATGGCGGCATGTTCGAGGCGGTGTTCCAGGCAACGGCCTGGCGCTACCGCAAGGGCGACGTGGTGCCCTTCACCTTCCCCGCGCTGGGATGGGCGAACAAGCTGTTTCGCGTGGTGGCGATGACGGTGCAGGTGGACGGCACCGTGCCGATGACGCTGCGCGAGGAACATCCGGACATCTATCTGTGGGACGCGAGCGACGCGCCGGCGGTGCAGGGGGCGGTGCCCACCACCTATAACCAGAACCTGCTGCCGGTGGTGCTGGACCTGGCGAATATCGGCAGCCAGGCCGTGGATGCCGCGATCGCGGCCGGGCAGGCGCTCGACCGGATCGACGCGCTGAGCGACGACGGCGTGCTGACCGGCGACGAAAAGGCCAAGGTGCTCCTGAAGGAGGATGCCGAACTGGCCGCCGAGTGGAACCTGCTGGATACGCAGGCGGCGGGGCTGTCGTCGTTCGCGGAGGTGGCAAGCGCACGGGTGACCGCCTCGTCGGCCTGGACGGCGTGGATCACCTATCGCAATGCCCTTTCGCCGGCGTGGAACAACACGACGCTCGACACCTTCGTCGACCGCACCGTGTTCCGCGGCAAGCTGACCGACCTGCGCTATGCGCTCAACCTGTTGGCGCAGGCGCTGCGCAAAACAGCCGCGATCGACGGGTTCAATCGGCTGCGGAACACGCGGTTCGAGAATGGTCTATCCGGCGGCTGGACGGTCGGTTCCTCGCCTGGGGTGACGGTGGACGCAGGTTATCCGTCCGTCTTCCTTTTATCCGGATCCGGTGTGCCCTTCCTGAAATACAGCGGTGTGGCCGCGGCGCAGGAGGCGGTGGGCAGTCGCTACTATGTATTCTACCAGGATATCCCCGTCCAAGGCGGCGAGCGGCTGGCGCTACAGGTCGGAATTGAGGGGCAGGGGAGCGTCTACAACCAGTATCTGCTCGCCCAGTATATCGACAGCGCGGGAAACGGTCTGCCCCAACAGGATGGGGTGCAAACCGTCTTCGGAGCACAACCCTTCAACACGAAGCTGCGCGGGTTCGTGACCACACCGGCCAACGCGGCAAAGCTGCGCTTCCTCACCGTGGTGAATGCCCCTGTATCCGGGGGCGCCTTCACAGGTTTGATCGTGGAGCCGATGGTTTCGACCGCGCGGCCTGATCAGACCGATTTCCCACCATACTCCCCGGGTGTAGCCGATGGTGCGGACGGAGCACCAGGCGTCCCAGGCGCGCCGGGCGCCAATGGCCAAACGCTCTACACTTGGGTTGCTTTTGCCGACAGCCCGGACGGCTACGTCAACTTCACCAACGGCGCACCCGGCAACCGGGGATATCAAGGCCTTGCGGTCAATAAGACCTCGGCAACAGAAAGCACGAACGCCGATGACTATCAGTGGGGGCCGTATCGCGGTCCGGCGAATTTCGGCCTTGTCGGGCATGCCAAGGTCACCATTGGGCCAGACTACATCGTGCGCACGGCTCCTTGGTCAGATTCGTGGGATGCTTCCGGCTATTCATCTGAGGCGTTCATCGGGGGTGCCTTCACGTCTTCGACGCTGACGGCCAATTCCGGCGGGACGATGTTCGGCCTGAACACCGATCCCGCCACGGACGCCGGCTATTCCTCGATCGACTACGCTTTCTACACCGAGAACACCTATGGAGGCAGCGGGCTGCTTTTCATTTATGAAAGCGCTGGCGCCATCGCGACGGGGCGTGCTTGGGCGCCCGATGATGTGTTGACGATCGCCTACAACAACAGGACCGTCACCTATTATCACAACGGCACCGTCGTTCGGCAGATCGGCGCGCCAGCGGGACTTCGCCTGTACTTCGACAGCTCGCTTGCAGAGGGTGGATCGCGTATCTCAGGCATCAAGTTCGGCCCGGTGGGTAGCGCAGGCGCTGACGGCGAGCCGGGACCTCCGGGCTCTCCAGGCGGCAAGGGCGACCCCGGCCAGAACGGGGCGCCAGCGGTTTACCTCAAGGTCACCAAGAAGGCGATCGGACTGGACTCCTACGCCAATGGCGGGGTGAAGAGTTTCGCCAATGCCAACGGCCAGCTGACGGTGATGTCGGGCAGCGACGACGTGACCGCTGGCGCCATTCTTTCCGTCTCGGCGCAGGGCTGCGCGGGCACGATCAACACGTCGTTCGGCAACCCGGTCGCCGGCCAGCCCAAGGGCTACTACCAGGTGACGGGAATGAGCGAGGATACCGCCACGCTCACGCTTTCCGCATCCTATGGCGGACAGACGATGATCGAGTTCTTCTCGCTGGTAAAGCAGAAGGGGGGGTACGAGATCGTCGGCGCGTTGCCCGGCGACAACCTGTTCGAGGGCCGTGTCGTCTATCTCTCGACAGACAAGAAACTCTATCGGTTCGATGGCAGCGGCTGGAACCGATCGGCGGACGGCGCTGACATCGCGCCGAACTCGATCACCACCAACGCGATTGCCGCGGGTGCCGTGACCGCTGCCCAGATGTCCGTCACCGAGCTTTCGGCGATCACCGCCCGGATCGGGCTGCTGCGCACCAGCACGACCGGGTTGCGCACCGAGATCAGCGACAACGGCCAGGCTACGTACAACGCCAGCAATGTGCTGGTGTACCAGAACGGCATCTACTGATGTCCGGGTTCCGGCAATCCGGAGACGATGGCTCGCTGATCTTCGACAGCGCCGGCGGCGGCGTCGCGAAGATCTTCGGCGAGTTCTCCGCCGGCAGCGCGGCGGGCACGGTTACCGATGATCGGTTGCGATCGGGGGAGGTTTTCATTTTCCCCAAGCGGCCGCTCTCGTCGGGCACCCCTACCACGCCCAGCTTCACCCTGGGGGACAATAGCATTTCCTGGCCGGCCTCCTCGATCGGCATTCCGACCATGACCTATCTGTACGGTACGGGAGCGGTCGCGAGTAAAAGCTACGTCTCGTCCCACGTGCCGGGGACCGCGGGGTTTCGCTGCTTCGACGAGGCGGGGAATTTCGTGTTGGATGAGACGTTTCTTACCTACCATTATCTTGGCTCCATGAGCGCAAGCCTTTTCTCGGGGCAGGTGGCGCCGCTCGATATCCCGTTCGGGATCGATAGTCTGCCGATCATCGCCTTCCGGGGCGCGACCTGGGTGGTGATCCTGAACGCCACCAGCATCGACGCATCAACGACCCGGCTGATCATCAAGACCGGCCCAAGTTCGTCGACGGTACGATTCTATTTCTTCAGCGAGGCGCGCTTCGGCACGTCGCGGGGTATTGGCCAACGCTGGTTCGACAATGCTGGAAACCTGAGGGGCGACAGCAGCATCCCGTTCCTTCGCGTTCGCCAGACGCTGTCGTTCAACAATTGGTACGGCAACGACAGCATCAACGACCTTCCGGCCGGCCGGCAATTTGCCGTCGTCATGAATGCCGGCGGGGCGCTGTACACGATCGTGCCTGGCGGCACCGGCGGATCGGGCGACGGGTCCGTCTGGATCGCGGGTGGGCGGGTTACCAATGACGGCACGCGCGATATCGTCACGATTTCGCCCCTGTTGGTGCGCGGCCCCGGCGGCGGAACGGAAAGTGGCCGGTCGAAGGCGATCTATTCGATCGTCGACGTGACTGGCGTTTGAAGGGAAAGATCCATGTTCATCGCAGAATGGCAGGCGCCGAATGGCGCCCTGGCGAAGTATCACCGCGCCACCAGCTTTCAGGGCATGGGCGATGCGACGCATGTCGTCGTCGACAGCTACCATGCGGAGGAAATGCAGGTCATCTCCTGGCGCGATACCTACACAATCCCGCCCGAGGTGAAGATCGGCACCCTGGCCGACGCGGAGGCGCTGCTCGTCGCGCCCGGCGCCCCGTTCGCCGGGGGTGCGCTGGTCAATCCGGCGGCGGCCGACCTCGACCTCGCCCGCGTGCGCGCCTGGGCCGCGGTGAAGGCGGAGCGGGACAGGTGCGCGGGCGGCGGATGCGAAACGGCGCTCGGTCGCGTCGACAGCGACGAGCGCAGCCGGATCCTGATCGCGGGCGCGGTGCAGATGGCGCAGATCGCGCTCGCGGGCGGTGAGGCCTATTCGGTCGACTGGGTGATGGCCGATAACCAGCCGGTACCGCACGACGCCCCGGCGATGATCGCGCTGGGCCTCGCGGTCGGCCAGCATATCGCCGCCTGCTGGGAGCGGGCGCAGACGCTGCGCGCCGCGATCGAAGCGGCGGAAACGGTCGAGGATCTCACCGCGATCGACATCACGGCCGGCTGGCCCGGCCCATAACCAAAAAGGGGATCGCAATGTCCGATACGAACGCCGACAGCCCGCCGGCGAATGGCTCTTCGCGCGTGTTTCGCGAATGGCTGCCGGCGCTGGCCGCCGCACTGACCCTGCTCGGGGCGATCACCACGGCGGGGGGCGTGATCTCGAAAGTGCAGGACAATGATCGCCGCCTGGGCGAGCTGGAGCGCCAGCTGCGCGATCGCGAAGAGGGCAACCAGAAAGTGATCGAGCGGCTGGCGCGCATCGAGGGCAAGCTCGATGCCTCGGCCGGCCAGAACGGGAGAAACAACCCATGATCGAGGGCCTGATCCTGATGGTGATCGGCCTCGCGCTGACCTGCGCGGGGCCGGCGACGCGGCAGCTGGATGCGCGCAAGCAGCTGCGGCCGCCGATCGTGCAGGCCCTGGATCGGGCCTTTTCGCTGCCGGCCCCGCCGGCGCCGCCGACGATCGAGTTCCTCGTCGTCCAGGCCGAGGCCGCGCTGGAGCGCGACGCCGCCGCCCGCCGGGAGCGGGCCGCGCGGAACCATCCCCGCGCCTGACGGCGCGCAACAGGAGGAAAATCGATGTTTCGTGAACGTCTGCGCCGCTGGCGCAGCGCCCTTTCCGCGCGCCTGGTCGACGACTGGCGCAATGCGTGGAAATGGGCATCTGTCCGTCTGGCTGCCCTGAGCGGCATCCTGACGGCGATCCTTACGGCCGCGCCCGGCTTCGCGCGCGAGCTGTGGGACCAGCTGCCCGCCGAGCTCCGCGCCGCCGCGCCGGCCTGGGTGCCGCTGTTGGTGACCGCCATCCCGATCGCCGTGCGCCTGTACAGGCAGGGAGGGCGCGATGCCTGAGATCAAGAATGCGAAGCGGAAGGCCGGCGTTTCCGCCCTTGTCGCCAGCATCATCGCCGCGACGATCGCCCTCGAGGGCGGCTATGTGAACCACAGCAGCGATCCCGGCGGCGAAACCAACATGGGGATCACCAAGCGAACCGCGGTGCAGCACGGCTATACCGGGCCGATGCGCACGCTGCCGCGCGAGGTGGCGAACAGCATCTATTACCAGTCCTATCTGGTGGCGCCCGGATTCGCTCCCCTCGCCGATATCGATGCAGCGGTGACGAGCGAGCTGTTCGACACGGCGGTGAACATGGGGCCGTACAAGCCCTCCGCCTGGTTCCAGGCATCGATCAACGCCACCTGTGGCGCCGCGCTGCCGATCGACGGGAAGGTCGGCGCCGCGACGATCGCCGCCTATAGGGCCTGCCAGGCCCGCCTCGGCCCGGTGACGCTATGCCGGACGATGCTGGATGCGCTCGATGCCCGGCAGCGCGCCGAGTATCTGCGGCTCGTAGGGGTGCAAGCGAAGTACAAGGCCTTTCTGAAGGGATGGCTGGCGCACCGGATCGGCAATGTCGATCGCGCGAAGTGCGCGGTGCGCCAATGAGCCGCTTCGAGATCTTGTCGCCAATTCTGCGGCGGGCAGGCGATCGGCTGGCATTCTTCTGTCCTGGGTGCGAGACGCCGCATGTCCTCAACGTGTATGCAGATCGGCATCCGCGGTGGGGGTACAATGGCAACCCGGAGGCTCCGACCTTCACGCCCAGCGTGCTGAACCGCACAGGGCGTGCCGTGGACCCCAACTTTGTATCCGAGCCAGGTGATCCGCCAGAGGTCTGTCACGTCTTCGTGACGGATGGCCACATCCAGTTCCTCGGCGACTGCACGCATGCTTTGGCCGGGCAGACGGTGCCGATGACCGCTTGGCCGGAGGACTGGTCATGAAGGTGACCCCCATCGTTCGCGTCGTCCTGATCGCGGCCGCCGTTCTGCTGATCTTCGGTTCGTTGGTCCTGCGATCCTGCCAGAACGCCGGCACCGCGCGGACCGAGGCGAAGCTCGCCACGGGCCAGGCCGGCGCCGCGATCGAGAGCGGGGGCGATGCCGCCCAGACCATCGGCAACCAGGCGGCCGCAGAGGCGGCCACCGATGCCCTCACACGGGAGAATGAACATGCGATCCGTACCGCGCCCGGGGCGAATGCTCCCGTCGATCCTGCTGCTCGCGATGCAGGGTTGCGCGCCCTTTGTCGCCGCGCCGCCTATCGCAGCGATCCCAAGTGCATGCGTTTCGCTGCTGCCCCGTAACTGGCAGCAGGGCGTGCCCGGCGCGCCGTTGCCCAGCGGCGATGTGCTGGCCGACTGGCAGGTATTCGGAGACGCGCAGACCGGCCAGCTGGACAAGGCGAACGATCGCCTGGTCGCCGCGATCGGCATCGTCGAGCGATGCGAAGCGCGCGATGCTGCCGCCGCAAAGGCCGCCACCCGCCGGCGCGTACTCGGCATCTTCTAACCCCAAACTTCAAGGAACAGCATCATGGCAACCGTTTACGTGACGGTCGGCCGGGTCGCCTCGCGCGCACCCGTGACCGGCGATACCCTGCAGGCGCTGGGCGCCGTGCCGCAGAAGACCGTGCAGGCGAGCAGCACCGGCAGCTCGGCCGTGGTCGTCGGCATCACCGCCGCGCGCAACCAGGTGTGGAGCATCTACGCGGCCGATGGGCCGGTACGCGTCGCGTTCGGCACGGCGCCCACTGCCGCCGGCACTGCCTATTGGATCGTGCCGCAGGGCAGCACCCGCGAATTCGTCTGCGAGGACGAAGGCCCGCAGGCGATCGCGCTGATGGACGCCTGATCGCCGGCAAAGGCGACGGATCAACACGAAATCGAAGGAAGACGATATGGGGCTGGGGTTCGGCTATTCGGGCGGGGGCGGTGGCGCTTCCGTCATGGTGCGCAACGTATCGGTGGCGGCGGGCGCCACCGGCCGGCGCGTCAACCTGGTGCGGCTGCTGGGCAGCGCATCCACCTTCTCGCTGCTGAGCGGTACCAACGCCAACATCACGCTGGACAACGGCACCGGGCTGGCGCTGACCAGCGGGCTGGCAGCCGGCGAGACACAGACGGCGCTGATGCGCGAGGAGGTGGGCAGCGGCGCCACGAAGCGCGCGGTGGAATATGCGGTGAACCTCACCGGCGCGCCGGTCGCGCCCTCGGTCCCGGCGGTGACGCTGACCGCCGGCAACGGCCAGATCAGCGTGGCCTGGACGGATGGCAGCAACGGCGGCGCCCCGATCACCTCCCATCGCATCTACCTCGATGGCGTGCTGGTGGCCTCGCCGAGCAGTGCATCGCCCTATGTGATCACCGGCCTGGTCAACGGCCGCAGCTATACGGTGCAGGTGTCCGCGGTGAACAGCGTCGACGAGGGGGCGCTTTCGTCGCCGCAGTCGGAGATGCCGACTGCGGCGGGGGGCTTCGCTCCCACAACCTTTGCAATCGCGCCCACCGCCCAGTGGCATCCGAACACCGCCACGATCACGACCGACAGTAACGGCCGCATGACGTCGCTGTCTGACGCTAAGGGCTTTGCAGCACTGTCTGAGACCTCGGCAGGGATTGGCGCTTTCGTCAGGACAGATGGCCTCGGGCGCAAGTTTTTGTGCTTCACGGGGTCGGAAGGCATCAAGTCCGCCGCCGCGCTGTCGCTCAACCTGCGGAACTGCACGGTGATGATTATCGCGCGGAACCATCTCAATGGTCCGACGCGCCCTAGGTGGATGTCCGCTGGCTATAACTCGGGCGGCTCAGCGGCTGCCAACATGCAGGTGGCATACTTCGACCAGGCAGCCGCGGGCGTGGCGACGGTGATCGGATCGGGAGTCGCCGCAGGCAAGCAGGCGAATATGATCGCGGACTGCCATGTCCGCGCGTACCTGTGGCGCTGGGGTGCGAATGCTTCGGCCGGCACGGCCAACGCAGGCCTGCGGCTCGCGGTCAACGGCTACAACGACAACGTGGCGCTCAGCGGCACGCCGCCGACCCCAGTGCCCGGCGTCGAGATCGGTCGCTTTGCGTATTCACCCGGCACTATCGGCACTTGGTCGCGGCTCGACGCGTACGAGATCATTGTCTGGACACAGGCGCTGACCGACGCGCAGTGCGATGCGGCGATCGCTGCCGCCATGGCGAACTATCAGCTCAACAACTCGATCCACCAGCTCGTGCTGGAGGGCGACTCCCGCCGATACGGGTTCAGCTACGCGAATGGCCCCAACGGCTTCGACAGCAGCCAGAACCCAGCGATGCTCATGACGGCCCCAGGCGATCCACTGGCCATCCCCGACACCTGGATGGTCACGAACTACGCGGTCTCGTACTCTTCGATTCCTGCGGGAACCGGCGCTGGCGGCAACAACAACCAGACCTATCGGCGTGATACCAACAACTCGTGGTCAACCAAGCTGAAGACTGGCGGCCGCAACGTGGTCCTCTGGCTGAATGGCGGCAACAATTTCAAGCTGAGTCCCCCGATGTCTGGCGCGGAGACCTACGCGGCACAGGTGGCGTGGCTGAATACCGCCACCACCGGCGTTCTTCAGCGTGGTTGGGAGAGCATCATGATGACGGAGATGCAGTTGCCGTCAGACCTGTATACCCAGACGGACGACCTCCGCGCACTGGAGATGAATGCGGCTCAGCTTGCAGCCGATACTCTCAGCGGGCCTGGGCAGATCTACGAAGGCAAGGTCAAGGTGGTGCCAATTCACCTGATCAAGCAGGCGGTGACGGACAACGGGCCGAACCCGAGCCCGAACGGCACCATCTGCGGCTCGCGTGGTGACGAGTCGAATACGCTTTTCTACCTGATCAATCCGGCGACCGGAAACTCTGACGGCACCCATCCGACCAAGGTGCTGAACAAGTTGCTCTGGTCCGGCGCCGACACCCCTCAGTACGGGATCAGAGCGGCTCTTGGGCTGTAGACACTGGGGGCGAGGCGTCTGCCGGTGATGTGTCTTGCTCGACGTTAGCGATTAGCACCACTGCGAACAGGATCGCCAGCAGCAGCGCAAGTGATAGTCGATTGAACGTCTGGTGTGATGTTTCGTGCATTGCGTCGCCCCCTTTGACTTGGCCTTACCACGCGTTGGCATGGCCGCAACACATCGCAATCTAAACTCGGTGTCGGAGATTGGGACAGTGCCTCCTTTGCTGCAATTCCTATCGCTGGTGGTGCGCGTCGAGCCGCTGAAAGGCTGGCCCGGACTGACGCTGGTGGTGCTGCTCGACGGCACCAGCATCGTCTACAAGGCGGGCTACATGGCGGTGCTCGACCCGATCGAGCATGCGGGCGCGCTGGGCGTGGCCCGGATGGGCGAGCTTCTCCGGGCAGGTACATGACCGAGATTTGCCCGTGCTGTGGGGCAGAGCGGTTCCCAAGCTATAGCTATGGCGCTTGGCGATCGGAGGGCGGGATAGGCGGGCAGCCGCGCATATTCTTCAATGGCGAGGAGGTGCCGGCGATCCCTGGCGCTCCTGGCCGGCTGCTGGCGGCCATGATCCGCAGCAAGGGTAAATTGCGAACGGCAGCTGGAGCGATCATGTCGGCGAAGAGCCAGGATGCGAACGGGGTCAAAAACCTTTGGTCCAACATGACCCGCCTCCGTCAGCATGTCGCTTGCGCGACCGGCGGCGCATGGGAGATCCCGAGGCCGGAGGTGAACGGCCATGTGTACGTGCTGCGAGAACGGAAATAGCACCTCGACTCCCTCGTGTGTTCCCGTCATGTTCCGCGCATGCGCAGTGCTGGCCGCCCCTCGATGCCCCTCGACCAATCGGTCGGCTTCGCACCCCGCGTTCGGATCGTTTGCCAGTGCCCGGGCGGGGTGGGTATCTGCGGGCATTCGGTGATCATGCGCACCGAGGACCTGTATGCTGCGGCGCCGGGGGCAGTCACCGAGAAGCAGTTTCGCGATCGGCTGCGGTGCAGGAAGTGTGGGAATCGCAGTTGGGCGCGGATTGAGGCGGCTGGGCGCGGTTAGGTTATAGCTGCTTCAGCAGCGAGGCCTTCGCGGTGGCGAACTCCTCCTCGGTAAGTGCGCCGCGATCGCGCAGGTTCGCCAGCTTTCCCAGGGCCTCGGGAATGTCGTTGGACTTTGTCTGTGGCATTTCGTCGATTGCAGGTTCCACCTCGGCGTCTGTTGTGGCGATCGGTGTTGGCGGGGCTATGGGCGCCGGCACGATGGCCGCGAACAGCAGTCCGAACGGGCCGAAAAAAAGCCCCATGAAGAAGCATGTGACACCGTCGATGCCGCGGGAGCTGCCTATGACCGCCGAGAACATGCCGAAGACAACTGCGAATATCACAGCCAGCGCGAGAAATGTTTCCATCTTTATATTCCCCCTTTTGGGGAGAATTTACGGCTGTCCCAATTCCACGTCCAGCGCAAGGTTGAGCAGTCGGCGGATGGCCTCGGGACGCGAAGGCTGTTCTTCCTGCGCTGATATCCAGGCATCGATCCGGTCCAGCATTACAGGTTCAATGCGAAGATGCACCGAAAGCGCGCCTGTTTTCGGCCGCCCGCGTTTTCGCGTACCAGATATTGCGTCGGTCACTATTTTCGCGTACCTGAAATAGCAGGCCGATGCAAGGTTGCCGCCTCGCATCGGCCCTAACCCACTGCACGGAGGATACCCATGCAACAGGCTGATCATGGCCATAGCGCCAACCCCGTCGGGAAATCGACCGATAATGCCGAGATCTTTATCGGCGAACCGCTGCGCGCGCTGTACGAGGCCGAGCACCTCGCGGATTATGTGGAGACGTTGCTCAGCGTCGGCGAACGGCTGCTGCACGAGGCGATCGAGCAGATCGTGTTTGCGCAGCCGGCCGGCGCCAAGCCGGATGTCCGCCCGCTGGGAGAGGTGGCCAATCTGATGGGCACCGCGTCGCTGCTGAACGAACTCGGTCGGAAGCAGATGTCGGCGGCGGATGTCGACCTGGAACGCCTGCGCTTTACCGTGAACTGGCGGAGGGCGGCATGAGCGCGGTCGTTCGGATGGACCAGGGGCGCGCGCTGGCGGACAGCCGCGATGTCGCGGATGCGTTCGGGAAGGTGCACAAGAGTGTGCTGCGGTCGGTAGACGTCCTGCTGTCAGAGCGAGAGGATCTTGGGCACAATTTTGTGCCCAAGATCTACCCGGTGCACACGGCCAAGGGCGCTACCCGTTCTGCCCGCGCCTTCGACATGGACCGCAAGGGTTTCATGCTCCTGGTGATGGGCTTCACCGGCGCCAAGGCGCTGTCGGCCAAGGTCGAGTGGATCGACGCCTTTGACCGGATGGAAGCCGCGCTGCTCGCGATCGACGCCGACGACGAGGTGGACGAGATCGACGAGGCGCCCGCAGCGCCGTCGATCGGCTACTCGGGCGACGAACTGGACGATCTGCTGAAGAAGCTGCGCGTCGTTCGGGAGACGCGGCGGCACTATGGCGCCGAGCAGGCGCGCAAGGTGTGGCGCGAGCTCGGCATCCTGCCCCATGTGTTCGATCCTTCGGGAACGGACCTGCGGTTGCCCGATCTGCCCGGGGCGGTACTGCCATCGGTGGTGCAGTGGCTGGAAGCGCGGACGGTGCCGGCGCCGGGACAGCGGGTCGCGTCCTCACGGCTTTACGACGATTATCGCCGCTGGGTGCTCGGTCGCGAGCATGCCGGCGATCCGGCGACGATCACCGCCTTCGGCACCGCGCTCAGCAACCTGGGCGTGCACAAGGTGAAGAGCGGCCACGGCCGTAGCCTGCGAATCGGGCGGCAGCTGTTGCACTGATCTGACTGCCCTTTCGGCGCCACCGGGCCGAACACCGCCGCCGGGCAGGCAGGCCCGGCGGCAAGAACGTCTCAGGCGCGCTTCCGCGTCGCCAGCTTCTTCCTGATCACCAGGCGCGTTTTCTGGGGCTTGGGCGCGGACGTGATCGAGGTGCCGGTGCTGTCCAATTTCTTGCCCAGCTTTTCCCGTGCGGCCTCCGCCAGGAACCGGGAGCGGTTGCTCGCAACGCGGTCGATCTGCGCGAGCAGCTGATCCTCCAGCGTGATCTGGACGCGCACCGCGCGGCCGGGCCGCTCGCCAGCTACCAGAAGCCTGGCCACCTCGATGCTGTCGCCTTCCGGGTGGATGGCATCGATCGCCGAGGGATCGGGAATCAGGTCGCCGAATTCAGCCATGACGGAAAGGTGGCCCTCCAGCGCCTCTTGCGCGCCCTCGGCCGCTTCCTGGGCGGTGCTGCCGGCGGAAACGCAGCCGGGCAGATCCGGGAAGTACACGCCGAATCCTTCCGGCCCTTTCTCGATGATCGCAGGATAGTAGACGGTTGCCATTGTCGTTCCCCTCCATGGGATGACAGGGTGGCCGCTCAGGGGAGCGGCACACCGGTTTGCTTCGAAATGCTCTTCAACGTGCCGATCGGCAGGTCGCTCTTGGGGTGGGGGACCGTCGCGGTGCCGGGCTTCGTCGGGTGGCGGAAGTGCTTGTGGCTTCCGGTCTGGCGGACCTCGTACCACCCATCCGCTTCAATCTTCCTGATGACTTCCCGGCTCTTCATCACGTCCCCCTATTGTGTGTAGCTTATACACATGTGGAAGGGGGCGGGCAAGCAGAATATACACATGCGATACACATCGCCGCGTGTGATCGGATGATCAGGCTAGAAAGGAGCGAAGCGGACTACGAAGCGCGTATCGCTCCTCCGCTACCATCCCCAAGAGCCTGAATTAACTTAGAAATATCCTAGGTGAGTGAAGGGTCTTTTGGGACGCTTGGGCGCCAGTTGGGCGTTCAGTTGGGAAAATCAGCCGCTTTCGAGCTTCCGAATGGTCGATTCTGCAAGCGCGGGATCGCGGCTGAGATAGTGTGAATCCAGGATCTGATGGACATCGCGGAGCGAGTGGCCCGTGACCGTTCCGATCTCCGGCGGAGTCGCTCCCGCCAGCGCTAGCCGTGTGACTGCTGTACCCCGCAGATCGTGGAAGGTGACACCCTCCACCCCCGCCGCGACGCAGGCTTTTCGCCACGAAGCGCGGAAGCCGCTTTCCGTCCAGGGCGTGCCGCGTTCAGTGAGCAGGATGTGCTCGCCCGCAGCCGGCGCTCGCTCGTCGCGCAGCGCGTCCAGGCGAGCCTTCAGTGGCGCGCCCACGGGAATGATGACCCGCGTGCCGGCATGTCCACGCTTCCTCCGAACCGTCTTGCGCTGAACCAGCCGCAACGTGCGCCCGTCATAGGCGGCCCAGGTGAGTGCGAGCAGATCGCCCTGCCGCTGACCCGTCCACAGGGCCAGGGCGAGCGCAAGGTGCAGATGGGCAGGCGCCTTGGCATAGAAAGAGGCTTCGATCTCCGCGGACCAGATCCGCTCCGAGCGAAAGGCGCGATAGACCCTGCCGCCGTTGCGACAGGGATTGGCGGTGATCAGGCCACGGTCCAGCGCCCAGGAAAGCACCCGCGCCAGCACCGAATAGCTGTAATCCGCCTGCCTGCGCGATCGAGTCGCCAGTTGATCGCGCCAGGCCATGAACTCTCCGCGCGTGCGCCGATCCTCCAGCGCCTCGTTGGGAAAATCGCCATAGGCGCGATCAATGATGCGCAGGTGCTTCGCGTAATCAGCCTGGGTGCGCGGCGCGAGATCGGTGAAGGCGGTGCTGTCCTGAAAGGCATCCAGCAGCGTCCGCAGGACCGGTGGCCCTTCCTGCCGTTCCTCATCATACGCGCGGTGGTAGCTCGCGATGAACTCACGGGATCCGGGCTCCCCTTCCAGTCGTGGGCCGCCCTTCCAGGCATAGTAATAGGTGACGATCTGGCCAGAGGAGAGCCGCTTGCGGATGCGGTTCACCCCCTTCAGCTTAACCCGCATTGCGGCCGGCCTTCCAGGCATCAAACGGGCTGGCAGGAGCCGCCTCAGCGGCTGCCGTGGCATGGAACAGGATGATCCGGCCATCGGGATCAATCTCGGTTCGCGTGACCTGCAAACCGCCCTTGTGCGAGGCGCGGATGGCGCGAACGAGATCCGTTGGGCGGAATTTCGGGCGTGCGGACAAGCGAGGCTCCGTCGAAGGGGTGGGATCAGCATTTCGTCGCCCGGCTGCGGGAAGATGCGGGGCGGCGGAAAAAGGGCGGGCGGAGCTGGGCGTCATCGTCGACGCTCGCCGAGGATCGCGCCCAGGCTGATCACGAAGAGCGCGAGCATCACGCCGATCGTCAGCATGCCAATGCCGGCGGCGCGGGCCTGGGTGCGGAGGCGCGGGAGCGCGGGCAGGGGTGGGCGGCGGCCGGCGCGCATCCTCAGATCCCCAGCGCCTGCTTGTAGGTTTCCAGCAGCATCTCCGCCTCTTCGCGGTGGTGCTTCTCCAGCTTCCGCAGGCGCACGATGGTGCGCATCGTCTTCGCGTCGAAGCCGGTGGATTTTGCCTCGGCGTAGACATCGCGAATATCGTCGGTGAGGCCCTTCTTCTCCTCTTCCAGGCGCTCGATGCGTTCGATCAGCAGGCGCAGCTGCTCGGCAGAAATATTGTCGCTCATGGGTGCTTTCCGGGTTGGCCGATCATCACCTGCAGGCCGGGGCCGTCGGTGATCGCATCGGCGAGGAACAGGAGGCCGGTGGAGACGGCCAGGCTGACCGGCGGCGTGGTGCCGATCCTGCCGGCCACGTCGTCGACAGTAAGCCCGGCCGCCTGGCGGCGCTGGCGGAGATAGGTGCCGGGAGTAGTGGCCATGGGGCGTCCTTTCCTTTTCGGGCAGCAGAAAGCCCTTCCCGGAAGCGGGGGCTCCGGGCTGGGCAGGTGGTGAGATGATCTGGGCCGGCGCGGCGCCGGCGGGGATCAGCCGGTCACGAGATCGGCGGCGATCCTGTCGTCATTGGCCGGTGGCGGCGGGGCATCGTCGTTCGCAGGCTGGCGCCATTTGCCCATCGGCAGATGCACCGCCGAATTCGGCCGCATGCTGGGCACCACCATCCGCACCGCCACAAGCTGGGCGACGAAGATGCAGCCGCAATCATCATTCTTGCAGAGTAGGCGCAGCTCGCGGACGATGGGGGTGATCTGCTCGCTCGTTCGGCAGAACACGGCCGTGCCGCAATGCGGGCACGCGAAAAGGCGTCGTTTGGTAGTCATAGGGAGTTCCCCGCGCTCTTCCGCGGCCCCGCGCCGCGGCGAATCATGGCGCGCAGCCGGCGCGCTATCGTTTTGGTGGCCTGTTCCAGCTCGGCCGTTTCCGTCATCGCGCGCAGCACATGGGTGCGCGTGGCGGAGGGGCGTGCGGCAACCAGCGAATGTTCCACCGCCTCGCCAAATTCCTTCGAAGCCCTGGCAAGCTCTTCGACCAGTGCCTTTCGGCATGGCTCCACTGCAATGGCGCTGCATTCCATGGCGGCCTGGTAGATTGCGAGCAGCGGGAGGCCATCGCCGCCCGCGTCCGCGAAGGCGAGATCAAGCGCGAGGGCCTGGGCCAGCGTGGGCGTGGTCGCCATATCGGGATCGGACCATTTGTAGATGGTGCGTTCGCCCACGCCCGCGGCACGCGCGGCGGCGGGCACGCCCAGATAATCGGCGATCTGGGTGACAGCGGCGGACCAGGTGCCTGGGATACGCGCTTTCGTCATGCGTGTGGCCGCCGATCGAACGAGGACTGCCCATCGGTAAGGTTGAGGCTCCGGTCGGCCGAAGCCGCCGGAGCCTCCGCCGCAGTGCGACCCGCGGGGGTATCGGAGAAGTTGTAGGCGTTCGAAGCAGTCGCCTTATCGTACGCGACTGTGCTGGGGCCGGGCTCTAGGTATTCGGCGGCAGGATAGAGATCGGGACGAAGGAGTGAGCGCGGGACGCCGGTGGTTTGTTCTACATGGAGTACATGCTCTGCGGGAAGCGGGCGGTCATGCTTGAGCCAGTGGTTCACCGTCGATTGCCTACGACCGATCAGTCTGCCGAATGCAGACTGCGAGCCCGCTGCGCGAACAGCGAGGGCAAGTGCACTGCTAAGCATCGTTTCCATACCCATGGGGCCACCTAACGGAATTCCGGTAGCTTTGTCAACCGGAAGGCAGTTGTGGAGGTCTAACGGCGATCCGTTAGGGTTCATTGCATGTCGCTAGGACAACGAATTGATGAGCGCCTGAAGGCAATCGGCATCTCTCAATCCGAGCTGGCTCGTCGGGTGGGGGTCAGGCAGAGCACCATCAACGGGCTTATCCGCGGCGAGTCTCGCGGTTCAAAGCATCTTCACTCGATCGCGAGAACTCTGCGCACTTCGCCTGGATTTCTCCTAGGTGAAACCAACGATCCTGCGCCGGAGGCCCCAATCATCGAGCCGGAGCGCCCGGTTCAGTTCGTCACCTTGCAGGTTGCGCTTCCTAGTGAGGACGCGCTTGCCGCGATGTTCCGTGCCATGCTGCGGATTCTGCCGGAGAACGCGACGGAGGACGAGCGCGCTCAAATTCTCGCTCGGCGTTTGCCAGCTGCTCTTTCGCAGCTTCGAGATCTCGCGCCGTAACCCGGTGCGGGTGCAGCGCCCGATCGCGGTGCAACTGCTCCAGCTCCCGCCACAGATCATCGCGCAGTGCCGCGAACACCGCGCACGAGACTTCGCACGCTGCGCACCCGTGCCCGCATCCCGGCGATAAGCGCAGCACCGCCTTACACATCAAAACGCGCCCCTTAGCTTCAATGTTCTATATATGTTCTAATATTGGGCCGGTGATGCTGTAGGAAAGAGAATAAAATACCTATAAATCAATACCTTGCGTGTAATCGTTCAGGTTTTCCGTGCGTGCTTCCGCCTGCCGCGCCGGAAAAGTCCCCCAATCGGGTCAACGAACATTTTTGAAGTTGAGTTCGTTTCGGTTGTGGTTGATGTAATATTAACCATAATAATAAAATCGTTCTGTGCAAACGTATTGAGCATCTTTCTCTATCGAATGATGCTGTGCACATCATCCAAATCGGACCGAAGGCACCACCGGGGGTAAAAGTGTCTCAAAGCCGACTCAGTCAAAGCCAGGAACAATGCCTGGAGCTTGTGGCGCAGGGCATGAGTTCAAAGGAAATAGCGCACCGGCTAGGGCTGTCGCCGCGATCGGTCGACACCTATCTGGTCAACGCCACGGGCGCGCTGAAAGCCTCCAATCGGCGTGAGGCAGCCCGTATTTTCATGGCGAACAGGGTATCGCAAAAATTACCATCGCAATCGGCGCCCCTTGTCGAACCGCCGAAATCTGATGAAGTCCACCGCAGGACGGGACTGGCGCTGCTGAAGCACGCACTGTTCCCGATCCCACTTGGGGGAACGGTTCACGAGCTGACCGCAGCGGAGAAGCTGCTCTATTCTGCCAGGATAGGTCTTTCCGGCGTGATAGTGCTGCTGACCATTGCAACTACGTTCATGGGGCTCCTGGCCGTCTTCTGAAGTCGATCGAGTGGAAGGAAAGCCGTGCAGCCATGGTGGTTGCGCGAACAGGGGAGCTTTGACGATGAAGAACATCAACGCAGGTTCGGCCATGGTGATCGCGGATGACGTCCGTTCCACCCTGGCTTCGGTAGACAGTGCTCTGACGAGCGGCGCGCGTTTGCTGGGCGTGATGGTGGAAACGGCGCACGCGTCGCGTATAACCGCGACGGAAAGCCAGCGTGTGTTGGAAAACGTCCTCGCCGGCCTTTCCAACGTGCTGAGGGGGCGCAGTGACATGGTGGAGGCTGTGAAGCGGATGACGGTGATCAAGAAGAACAGCAATCTGGAGACGGTGGACGTCGGCTGTGACAATCCGCTGCCCTCCAAGTCGAGCTTCTTCACCAGCGCGCACGCCGCCGGCGAGCCCGTGCACGCGCAGGCCGGCGGAGCGTAGGGGCCTGGCCTGCATCTCGCATCGCCTGGCGTTGCCGCCTGGGGAGAAAGCCAGGGGATGCTGATCGTGTACATGTTCATTGCGCTGGCGGCCTTGTGTTGCGCCATCGCAGCGGTGAACGGGGGATGGGAAGGGCGGTGGGCCGGGGGACTCACCATGTTGACCATTCTTGCCGGGCGCGCGGCAGGCTCCATCGATCTGGAGCTGGCCACGTCGCCTGCCTTCAAGATCTGGCTCGACGGTGCGTTGCTGGTGGCGCTGATTGCCATCTGTATCCGTAGCCGGCGCTGGTGGCCGATCTGGCTGGTGGGCCTTCAGGGCAATGCGGTGCTTGCCCATGTCGCCGGCATCATGATCCCAACATACACCCCTTCGATCTATCGGGGGCTGGAGAGCTTTTGGGGCATCCCGTTGATGCTGGTGCTGGCGATCGGCCCATTGCTGGACCGCGCGATGAACTTGGTTTCGGCCCAGGCGACCATGGGGGTGGGGGATCGAGATGAACGAGCTTCAGCGCATTGGCGCTCTGGCGAGGATGCTGGCGGATGAACTCCAGCGGGTGGGTGGTGCACACATAGGGGCATTGCCGGCGCAGGCGTTCGATCAGGATCTGCTGCCTGCCGGAACGCGCGCCGCGACGAGGCAGGAGCTGGCGGCAGCGGCGCGACGCTATTCGAAGCTACGACGGCGGCGAGAGCAGTATTTCCAGTCGGACATCTTTGCGGATCCCGCCTGGGACATCATGATCGACCTGTTCGCCGCGGGGGTGGAGGGGCGGCAAGTCTCGATCAGCAGCGCCTGCATCGCGGCGGCTGTGCCACCCACCACGGCGTTACGCTGGCTTTCCCAGCTAGAGCGCGAACGGATGATCGAGCGCGTCTCCGACGCGAAGGATCGCCGCCGAACCTTTGTGCGACTGACGAAAGCTGCGGAGCAGGGCGTGGCGGGCTGGCTCGCCCTGATGCTGGAGACGTGGGAGGCGATTTTTCGGCTGGAGCATGTGCCTGTGTCGCGGGCTTCGTAAACCAATCTCACACATCAAGTGGAAACCCGAAAAGTTCAATACCTGCCGTTCTTTATGGGCGGTCTTTCGGCTGAACGAGAGGGGGAATCAGATTTGGTGATGTGCAGATTTTTGCTTCAGCAGGTCAGTGTGATCCCGCTTCTGAGGGCGGCAATTATTGATTGTGGGGCGCTCGATGGCTGAGTGGCATGAAGTTGCGTTTCATATGCCTAAATTAGAAACGCTTACTGAAATAGAGCTTGAGAATTTATTCTACACTCGAGACGGAATATGGTCAAGAACGACAAAAGAGGCGCAACAAAAATTCGAGGTCAAGAAGATTGATCTTAATGAGGTGTGGGCATCCTGCGCGCCCGATTGGGAGTGTCCCGGTTGCAATCGTTCCAAGACTGAGCTCTTTCGTGTCACTAAGAGTGAAGTTTTGCTCGCGCAATTGCATTCCCATCACGATCATTTGATGGATTATTTTCAGCATGCTTTATACGAAAAACTTGGGAAAGACTGGCAGAACGCGCTCCCCGAGGGGGTAAGGCACCTTGAGACGCTGGGGTCGCACCTTGTTGCTCGCTTTGAGCGCACGCGGGTTTGCATTGACTGTAATGCAGCGGACGGCACAGTGAAGTCGAGAAATCGTGATATTCCAAAGTATTTCAGTTTTCGGCCCAGTGAGATACGGCGGTTTGTGACGCCGACTCCAAACAAAGAACATTCTATCGATTTCGAACGGGCGAATGATATTTTCTGTCAAGTACGCGAGGATTTCGAACGGCGCTTTGTGTTATTGAAGAGCCTGGTTGCACTAGCGCTTGCAGGTGGAATGACCAGGGAGCGAGGAAATTTGGCGGAGGTGGAGGATCCTCATTCTGTTCGCCATCTCCTGTACAGCCGCTTTGCGCGTGAGAGCCCGGTGTCCTCCGTCATTCACGACGAAATCCGTTGGTTCAACGCGTGCTCGATTTCACGCGACGGCACAGCTTCCAGGCCGAAAAAGAAGAAAGTTGCTGTGGCCCCAACTGAAGCGGAGGTCGCTGCTTACGACGGCGGAGGCGCGCTCGACCTTTGGAATGCTGCGCCAGCGGATTGGCGATGCCCCGCATGCTGGCGGGATCGCGGCGAGATATTGCGCCGGTCAAACAATCCGAGACGGTTATGGAGTGGGAGGCTGGTTCGTCACACCGAGTATATTCTCGCCACACCCACGAAAGATGAAAACAACAACGTCCTCTTCGATGAATCTGTTGATAGACATGAGTACCACCTGATCTGTCTCGACTGCTCGACGATTCTGACAGGGGTGAAGAGCCGCTTACCTGCCGTCGCGGCTTTGGAGCCGCTTTTTCAGCTCAGAGACATGGCCGCAGTTGCGACCGCCGCGCCGCATCTGCCGCATGAGGTCGATTGGGATGCTGCAACGGAGCGGGCGCGTGCCAGTCGGCCGTTCGTGAAGATGGTTGCATCGTACCAACGCCATCTCAATGACGCAGTGGCTTGTAGGGCGAAGTATCGGTCCTTTCTGTCTAGAAGCGGGGGGGATGAGGAGCGTGCTTGGGCTAGGTTGCGATTTGAATATGCAGATGAGATCAAAAAGGGCGGTTATGGCGACGACCTAATCGTTTGGTTGCTGAGTGAAGCGGACCGGATAGGGATTGACGAGCCGTATCGCCATAAGCCACGCGATGGGGCGGTCGCTCATTGA